TCAGGTCTTCGCCTGTTGCAGCATCAGCGCGTCCTCAAGTTCGATCATCGCCAGTTCGACAACCTGCTTGCAGGTGTGGAAATGCTCATCCGGCACGTCCGGTTCGCAGGCCAGTTCAAGCGCGTCACAGGCCCGTACCACACTGGCCGCACTGATAATGCGCGCAGCGCCCTTGATTCTGTGGGCCAGCTCACGTGTTTCGATACGGTCGTTGTCAGGCATCAGCCTGGCGAGCACCAGCCGATCTTCATGGTTGCTGTGTTGCAATTGCGTGATCAGGCGCTCGACCATTTCCGGGCGGTTGCCGGTCAGGCTGCTGATGCTGTCGAGGCTGAACGGAGGATGCGCACGTGCCAGTGGAGAGATCGCCGTCAACCGCTCGCTGAGCATCGACAGGCTGATGGGTTTGAACAGGCAGTCGTCCATGCCTGCTGCGCGACAGCGCTCGATCTCGTCAGGCTGGGCATTGGCCGTGAAACCCCACACGGGGCAGCGTGGCTGCTCCGTCACGCTTTCATGAGTGCGCAGTGCCGAGGTCATGTCATAGCCGTTCATGATCGGCATGTTGCAGTCGGGAACATCACGATGGCGTAACTACTTGATTTTAAAGGGCATAAAATCCTCCCCAAAACTCCCCCAATATATCCCTAAAACGAATCACGCGACGTCGATCCACTCAGACCCGCGACCATCCTTGTACATCTCAGTCATCGCTGCGTTGCGGTGACCCAGCAGCTTCTGAGGATCACGGCCTTCTGCCGAATGGAGTCGTGCAGCAAGCGAGCGCATTTCGTGAAAGCTTGGCGGGTTCTCCCCAAGGTCTATTCCGAGAGCTGCGGCACCCTTGTCCCTGGCCTGAGCGAACGCAAGAGTCAACGTGGTCAGCTTTATTGGGCTCCCTGCTTTTGCAACTGCGACTGTCCTCGTGTGGTGGACCAGGTGCTTTGACAAAACCCTGTCTCGGCACATTCGCACGACGCTCGACAGATCAAGGTCTATCGCCTCGAGTCTGAGGGCCGTGCTGATCCGCAGACGAGCGCCGGTCTTTGATTGAACGACGTGCAAGAAGCCGTCGTACTCGTCCTTGAACAGCATCGAAGCAATATCATCCCTGCGCTGGCCCGTTAGCAGGGCAAGCTCCATTGCTCTTTTCAGCCAAGGTCTATCGGTAGCCGCATGCGCAGCTTTCCAGAGCTCAAGGCTCAAGCGTGAGCGTTTCACCTTTGAGCGTGCCGCCTTCGTCGCATCAACCGGATTCAGGTCGCACCATCCAGCTGCAATGGCTTCGGTAAAAACATCTCGCAGTAGCGACCGTAAAGCCTTGGACATTGGCGCTTTCCCTGCCTTGGTGAAGGTCGCGAGAAATGTAGCAATATCCATCGTCCGTATGCTGCGCAAGTATCTGCTACCGAATGCATCTTTGAGTGCTTTGAGCCTACTTTTGATGCTGCGAGTCGTATGCGAGCTCAATCCTCTTTCTGGGTAGATCAGATCGTACTCAACAAGCCAATCGGCAAATGTTCGGTCCTGCTCTGCAATAGGCTCGGCAAGACGCTCTCGCAGCGTCGGCTTAAGCACATCGGCATGATTAGCGGCAACAGCCTCCATGATTGCTGCCGCCTTGTCCTTGCCCAGGCCAAACATTCGCCCGGTAACCGGATCTCGGTATGTGTAGTAGGTGTGCCCGTTACGCTTATCGGTTTTACGGTAAAGGTTGGGCGGCAGGTCTTTCGACCCAGCGTTACGCGGCCTTGGGACCATTACGTGCACTCTCTATTCGGCTTATCAGGCTGCCGCCCGTAATACGGACAACGGGTTTTTCAGGCTCGCTGTATTGCGCCTCGGCTTCGACATAATAGCTGCGGCCATGCTTCACAGGCGCTGGCGCTATCCGGCCTTCGCGGGCCCACTTTCGCAGTGTGTTTAGACTGGGCGGCGTCCGGAACTGGTCTGCCGCCCACTCGTCGAGGGTAACTTTGCTCATGATATTGCTCCGGGCCGCGTTGGGCGGCGGAAGGGGTTACAGATTGACGGTTAGGCTGCTCGGATCGAACGGCTTGCCTTCGGGGTCTGGCACCAGTACGGGTACGTGCTGACGGATGAAGTCGTCGAAGCATTGAGGGCAGTAAACGGCGCGGGTCGTAATAAGCTGGCCGTGCCCCTTGTAATCGCACTTCGGGCACTTGATCGCGGCAGGGATGATGTAGTCCATTTGCATGGTAGGCATGTGGAGTCCTCGCCCGCCGATCACCGGCAGGCTCTGTAGGGAAGGATTATTGAGGTGTCTTGCTCAGCACGGCGTCAGCCACTTTCATGGCCGCCTGCGCATCGTTGACGTAGGCGGGATCGAAGCCGCCGCGCAGGTGGATGGTTGCCTGGCATGCGCGGAGGTTTTCTCGTGTGAGCTTTAGTGCTGCCACCAGTTCTTCACGCAACTCCGCCTCGGCGCGTCCAAGATCATAGAAGCGCTCACCCCAGTGGCCGGGAGGTGGTGGATTCGTGCCTTGAAAGCCAAACCCCATCGCGCCCACTGCCGCATCCAGAAGATCGCGTTTGTACGCGTTGTCTCCGTCAATGCTCAGACCGTTTCGGCGGAGAGCATCAAAAGCGTTGTTCAGGTTCGCTTCCGGCGATGGCAGGACCAGGTCGAAGTCGTCACTGCCTGGGCGAACAGCGATTACGAACAGCTCGCAGTCGAGTGGGAGTTGCACGGCAATGTCAGGAAGGGCATTTATGATTGCTTCGCGCAGGTGGTGCTTTGGACTGGCCATAAAAATACCTCGCCCGCCGATGCGGCAGGCTGTAAAGGGAAAGGGGATATCAGGCAGGTGTTGCCGATCACTGCTATCGTCCAGGCAGCCAGCAGGAGCTGGGGTAGCATCAAGGAGATGCATGGTCATGGAATGCACCACAACCACGAACGAGGTTTACGGGCCGTATAACGCCAAGCTGGGTCAGCGCGGTGCTGACGGCAACATTTGGTCTGGCAGAATTCTGATTTTCAGAATCATCGACGACCGGGTCTACTCAATGCACGAGCAGTACCTGGGCCGGCTCAAGTACGGTATGGCGATGACTGACAGGGGAGAGCTGATCTTTATCGTGCGGTAGGCTCACGGCGTCACGCGCTTGAACTCGACGACCCAGACCCACGGGTTCGATCGCCATGAGCCGTCGCCGTTGATCATCGTCCAGAGCCCGGCGAACAGTTCCTGTGGCGAGTAGTCATTTCCGTCTGGGTCGATGTCCTGTTTACAGTTCATGACGCCCTCGGCCAGTGCCTGCTCTTCGCATATGTCCTGCAATCGCTCGACGCGCACGTCGGTGATTTCCAACAGGATGCGGCTGGCCCAGCGAGGGATATGGATGGATGGGCGCCACCGGCCTTCTTTGCCGCCGAGCAAATCTTCTGACCAGCAGGCAAATTGGTAGGGCTTCGAGCGCGGATCGTCGTAGTTAAATGCGCCGTCCTCATCAAGGAAGCTGGCATCTTCCATCAAGTCGCGCACGTCGGCGTCTGCTCGATACGCGATGCCTGGTGCGCCCTGCAAATTCACATCTGACCACGTCTCTCGCACCCACAGCCGGTCGCTCGCCTTGCCGTATGGGCATTTAGGCAGGGCTGCATAAGGCTGGGATCCGGTAGGCAGCCACCAGTCGTGGCTATGGCCAGAATGACGCGACTCAAGTGCTGGCTTTACGGACCACGGCCCTTCGCAGTACTGCGGCTTTACCACTCGCCGCGTAACCGTCTTCTGGCCAGACAGGATGGCGCGCACCATCGGCGCACTGAACAGGATCGGTCTTTCCTTGGCTTGGGTCATGGCGTCACCACCCGCCGCGCCCACTGCACGTACGGGCCATCGTCCGTCTCGAAGATACCCATCAGGAACCACTCGGGGCCTGGTGATTCGGGATTCCACGCGGTGCACGCCGCGTCTTCATCTGGAACGTCGTATGTTTCATCCCCCGAGTTCCAGCCTTTCAGCTCAAGACCTTGCTCTTTGACCCAAGCCACGTAAGGTGCTGGATCTTCTCCGCCGCCGAAATCTGGAATCCCTGGGTGCCACCACCAGCCATCCTTGTCACGCTCCACCAATACTGGACCGAATGGCTTCGGCGCGTGAGTCGCGCAGGGCGTTACATAAAACACGTTCGCATAATCTCCGCCGCCGTCGCTGAATGAGCTGGTACAGCCGCATGCAGCAGGCTTGTCGTTCACAAACACGATCTTTTCTTCGGGCATGACTTCGTCCTTGCCGCACACGCGGCTGACATTGAATTGATTGAGAGGGGTGGTTACTGCGGGGGGAATGCTTGGAAGCGTTTCGGGCATGACTCTCGCTGATCAATGGCACTGAGCAGGTCGTACAGCTTCGCGCCTTTGCGAATTATCATGCCGGGCGGCAGGCTCACGTCACATGGCAGCGTTTGATCGGCGAATGCTACGGACCTTTCTACGCACTCATTAATCACTGACCATTCGCCGGGTGTAAGCCTGAGTTCTGCCCGGATACGCTCAACGACCCACATTGGCAGTTGTACCACTGTGGGATCGGCTGCGGCGGTCACGATTCAATACCGTTCAGCTTCGAAAACTCATCCAGGCACTCATTGAATCCTACGTCCTCATAGCCGCAAATCAGCTTCCGCTCAGGCAGCACCACCTTTGATGCGCCGTTCAGCTTGGCGCGGGCCAGCCAGCCCCTGTAAATCTGAGCCGTCTCGTCCAGCTCATACTGATCAGGCCGTGCCGCGCTTCTCTCCAGCGTGAGACCTTCATCGGATTCGACATTTGCCAAGAACCACGCTTCGAACTCTTCCTGATCATCCGCCTTCGCCGTGACGGGCTGGGCGTGGCGTTCGGGATAAGCGCCCGGAAGCGGAGACATCGCTGGCTTGGCAGCCTGCTTTGCCCGGATCTGATCGACCTTCGTCCAAATGCGCGATAGCTCGGTTTCGCCAGCCGCATGCATGTCCAGCTGATGCGCCAGACATAGAGCTGCGAGAGTGACCATCACGCCGCCTACTTCTTGATCTGGCTCACCGGTTGGGCGGCCGTACACATAATCGACGAGCTGATGCGCCTCATCTGACGTCGCACCGCAGGCCTGAACCAGTTCAAGCGATTCTTCGAGAAAGCGGTGGTTACGCTCTTGGCGATCAGCAGATATTTCTGCGCCAAAGCATGCGGTCATCCACGGCTCGACTCGACCTTGGAACGGCTCGCCCTGCTGATCGGCTGGCTGGGCGAGTAAGGTTATGGCTTCGATGCGGGCAAAACTGCTTAGCGTCGTGTTCGCCAATACTTCCAGCAGCTCACGCGACACGCGCACGTCGTTCGGTTTGTTCATTGCTGCTCCCCATCGATTGAGTAACCGAAGTTACAGCTGCTGAAAAACGTCTCTTCGGCGATCTCGGCAATCTGCTCCGGCGTAAGGTCGTCGTCCAGCTCAAGGTCGATGTCTTCTGACCCGGTTGGCCATTCGATGTGCACTGTGAGGATCATGCCTTATCGTTCCCGGCTGGCTTGGACAGGGCGGCGTCAGCATCGAACATTGCGTAGTAAAGTCGATGGTGAATAGCGCAACTAGGGTCCTCGTGGTCATCGCCGCCATGCTCCTCCACGCTGTCAATGCACGGCGAGTAGCTGCTGGCGATCTGCTGACAGCCATGCGCCACGTCTCGCAGCTTTCTGAAAGCCTTTTCCAGCTCATCACACCGCGCCTGGAGCTGGTCGCGCTCATCGAGTGCTGCGTTGTAAAGACCCTCAAAAGATTCTTCTTTCAGTTGCTCAATCATTGATTCCTGAGCCATTGCTGTTTCAGATAATGTCTCCGCCTCGGCCTTGAGCTGGTCGCGCTCTTTCTTGTAATCGTTCATGTGCTGAACAATCAAAGCGCCTCCTGCGCGCAAGTGCTCAATCTCGGCCTTTAGCGGGGCGAGTTTCGCCTCTCCGAAATTGAAGCCTTGCCACGCTGCTGTTTTCGCCGAGGGCTCGGGCCATTTGCTAGCTAAAGAATCCCACCATTCTTGAAAAGTTTCATGCTCACTCCCGAGCGCTGGCGGTTGAGGGGCTGCAATACTCGGGATCGTCATGATCAGCGTAGGCGTAACGAATTTTGTGTGAAATTCGTCGTGATAGCCGCACCACACCGCCGCCTGCCAGCCCTCATCGTCACACCAGTGGCCCTCTACCACGCCAGATGGATTGAAGTCTGAACAGATCAGATCGGGGCAATGCAGCAAAAACGATGGCTCATAGCGGTTTGTGTCGTTGATCGCGCTGATTGGGTGCCAGATGCCCGGTGCCAGCTTGCATTCATTGCTCATGATTTTTCCCCAGTGTATTCACGCCAAGCGACCTTCACTCCGTTGACCAGAAAGCCCCAATCGCCTTTCCAGCGGCTGGTGATGAAGAGCGTGTACACGCCGCCGGGCGCCACTTCGTCGATACGGTGGTATTCGCCGTGGTTGAGCTGCGCGGTGGAGCCCGGTCGACGCTTGATGTACTCGGTGGCCTGCGCGGCTGACGGGGCGTCCAGGCCGCTCAGTACCGGATCGTCGTGGCCAAGCAGCCGCTGTTCCGTATACCAGCCACGAAGGATCACCGTGCGCGCGTCCCACGGATGGTCGTTCAAGTCCCGGTCGGCGTCGGGCCGCATGATGTGGTGCACGCGGATCGACCAAGGGCACCAGCGTATGCGCCCGATATGCGTTTCTCGATCATACGGGTTGAACAGCCACCAGCGGCCCATGTACACCTCTTGGCCATCAGCTGACTGGATGTGCAGGTACGGGGTGCGCTGGGCGCGTGCGATGAGCCAGGCTGCGATTGCCGGGCGCGCTAGTAGCTTGGCGAGCAGTCGCCAGAAGAGATTGATCATGCTGCCACCTGGTGTTGAGTTGATGTGCGCCACGGGTCGTTTGCTCGAGCAAGTGCAGCCATCGGCGGCGGGCTCACGCTGTTGCCACACATGTGCACCTGCTGGGTTTTGGTGAAGGGCTTGCCGTCGGCACCGTGGGTGATGACGTAGTCGGCTGGGAAGCCCTGAGCCTTGTACAGCTCGGACGGTTTGAGCATTCGTAGGCAGATGTCGACGATCACGTAGGGCATGCCCTTGACCATGACGGTGACCAGCGCCAAACGATCCTTGGTCGTAATCGTTGGTGCTGGCTCACCTGCGCCGCTCACGTTCTCGGTTCCGTAATAACTGATCAGGAACGCGGCGACCCGCAGTGCGCCTTCCTCATGCTCTGGCGAGAGCCTGAGTGATACGACTGAGCTTTTACCGCCGCCACCTGCTGTGACCGTCGGGGCGGGTTCGTCCAGAGGCTGGCCGACGCTGGCACCGAACTGCCGCTCCATGAATGCTGTGACCAGCCCGTGGTGCTGCCCGCCGGCGCTGATCGTATGGAGCGGATCAGTCACGTCCCGCGCATCACAGTTGCCGCGCAGGTGCACCAGGTTTGCGGCTACCAGTGCGTGATGCTGCCCCGTCGTCAACGTGGGCACTGGATTGGCCAGGTCCGTCGGTCCGTGGCCGGTGGTATTGGTGATCAGCGTCGCTGTCACCAGTTGCTGCTGGCTGCCAGTATTGGTGATCGTCGTCATGGGTTCGTCAGCGCCTTTGGCGTCGGTGGTGTTGAAGCCACCGTTCATCTGAGCCATGAATGCAGTGGACACCGCTCGGTGATTCCGCGTCATCAATGTCCCGACGGGCTGATCTGCCGCCACCGGCATGCCTGCATACACTGGCCCGCCAGCACCCACGAGAATCGAACTTGTCAGCGCGTGCTTCACTCCTCCGGCAACGACCGTTCCCAGCGGTTGGTCGATTCCCGGCACGCGAGGTAGCTGGCCTTGGCGCTCGCCGTAGCCAGACTGGATCAGGGTGGGGCTGATCAGCGTCAACTCGCCACGGTTGGCGCAGGTGATCGTCGGCAACGGCTCCAGCGGATCGTTGATGCGATCGCTGCCTTGGTGAGTCGCTGGCGCGATGACTGGGCTGACGACCGAGAAAGCGCCGCCCTTTGGATATGACGTGACAGTGCGCAGAGGTTCATTGGCCGATTGCACCGTCTCGCCCGACCAGTTCGCGATCGGCACAATGAACGGGGTCGGGTTGTCGATGACGAACTTCTTCATGCCCTTGGCGACCCGGCGCAGGGTGGCCGGCGCCAGGTCTTTCTTGCGTCCGAATATGCTTTTGCCCAGGTCGGTGAAGTCGATGCACTCGGCGGCGGTTTTCCAAGGCTTCTGGCCTTTGGCGGGGCGCTTGGCGTGGGTCGGCTCTGGCCACACGATCGGCTCCCCATCGCAGCGGGCAATCATGAACAGGCGTTCCCGGCTGGTCGGCGCGCCGAAGTCGCAAGCTCGGATCACCCGCCACTCGACGGCATAGCCCAGGCGCTCCAGCTCGGCCACGAACACCGCCCACGTCTGGCCGCGCCGGGCAGGGTCTGGTACCAGAAACTGCTGATCGACCGGCACAACCTCACCAGGTGCGGCAATGTTGCCGCCCAGCTTCACGACCCGCCCGGTCGACTTGCAGCGCTTGGCCACCAGCGGCCCCCATTGCAGGATCTGCTTCACGTTCTCCAGGCTGATGACGCGGGGTTTCTTCTTGCCTGCCCACTTCAAGCCGATCCACGACAGGTTGCGGATCTCGCGCTTGCGAGGCTGCCCGCCAGCGGCCTGGCTGTGGTGGGTGCAATCCGGGCTCATGTGGAACCAGCCCACGGCCTTGCCACCGCATTCGGTATCCGGATCGCCGTCAAATACATCGGTCGTGAAGTGCTTCGCGCTCGGGTGATTCACGGTGTGCATGCTAATGGCTGCTGGGCTGTGATTCTTGGCCACGCTGACGGTGCGCCCAAGGCCCATTTCCAGCCCGGTACCGGCACCGCCGCCACCGCAGAAGAAGTCCACAACGATCTCATCGTCTTGCGGATTGAAACCAAGGCCGTACTGGGTTTTGAAATCGAAGGGGTGTTTCTTCTGGTGAGCGGACATAGTTCATCCTCGGCTGTGCGCCGTGATCTATTGAAAGTGGGGTAGTCAGTTACGCGGAGGCGATGATGTCGGCTTCGGCCATTTCGCAAAAAAAAGAGCACGAAGGCAGTTTTTCGTTGCGACGCACCGGGCCTTCGCCCAAGTCGCGCAGTGAAAAGCGCACATTGGTCGTCCTATTGCGGTGCAGGTAGGAGCCAGAACCGAGAGTGTCCTGTACCTGGCACAGCGCCTCGAACTGCTCCGGGAAATCTTCGCGGATAGCGCGAAAGTATCCTTCGCCACCCTTCACGCAGCCTATGCAGTTGGCGTTGTCATAACCCATGCGATACATGACAGGCAGTTCGATACCGGCTCTCTGGATCATGGCCTTGCAGTCTTCTTTGCCGAGCCCTCGCTCAATCAGCGGAGCGATCACCGCACGATCTGGATTGCGCTCGCGGAAGTCTTCCAGGCGGTCGGCCTCTTCGGCGGTGTAACCGAACACCATCACATCACCTGGCAGCTTCCAGTTATCCAGCAGCCGGCGCTTAAGCAGCTTGGTGCAAGGCGCGCCCCGACGGCTGAACATGAAGCGCTCGCGGCGAAACACCTCGATGATGTCGGCGCCGTATTTCTCGTCGCGCAGCACCGTCACTGGTTGCTCGAACCAAGCTTCGCAATTGGCCAGAAATCGACGGTTGTCGGCGTGCTCGTTCGCCAGGTAGGCATTGAGGATCTGCACGTCATGAGTTGCGCCATAATCGGCCAGGGCCAGTTTCGTGGCCACCGCCGAGGCAGCACCGCAGCTGAACTGGCAGACGATGCGCGGTAAATAATCAGGCATGGTTCATCCTCGCCGGGGTGGCGTGAGTCGTTGAAGTGCGGTATTGGTGTGATGCCCGACATAGAGTCGGTTAGGAGAAACAAATGATTGAGCTTATTACCGAAGAGCAGCTGGATTCAATCGAAATACGGCAGTTTCATCAGGTATGGGCTGTTAGAGGTCCGGATGACTTTTCAGGCGTTCAGATCATGGCTGACAAGCGTTTGACGCCGTTTGTTTCGTCTGAGAGTCCAGCACCGGACATCACTATCAATAACTTGTTAATCATTGTTGATGATGTCGATGACCCCCTAACAATCGACCGTTTGAAGTCGGCAATAGAGGCAGGTTGGTCAGCGCAATAGGTGAGAGTGGGGTTAGGCGGCTTCGGCGTTTGGATCAGGCGGGAGGAAAACGGGGATCACGCCGGCTTGCTCGCGCACCGCGCGCATACCGTCTTCGTCATAGCCCCAGATGTTGGAGTCATCGAAGCGCTCAGGTCCGAGCCAGCCGCTGGGCATTTGTTTGCCCTCGCAGATGTAGTCTCGGAATCGTTCGACCAGAGCCTTGAGGGTGCCGCCGTGGCTAAAGCCTTTCCAGCGTCCGCCCCAGGTGGTGGGGTGGGTGAAGACCCGCTTACCCGTGTAATCGTCAATAAGCCATACCTTGCCGCGCTGATCGACTTCCAGTCTGGCGTAACGCTGTTTCGATTCGCTGAAGAAGAACCTTCGGCCGTGGTCGCCGATGATCTTGATCACTTGGTTGACCTGCTCGCAGCGCTGGCGCTTATTCCACAGGCTTTTCTCGGTGTACCTGGCACCGCGATACTCAGGCTTCGGCTCGTACTGAGTTGGCCTGATCACGGCTGCCAGCAGTTTCGACCAGATGCCAGCTCTGTTTGGAAGGCAGAGCCCATACTCTTTGGTGTCGTATTCCACGGTTTCGCAAAGCTCGATAACCAGCTCTGCCGGTACGGCGATGTTCGCGCAGCCGCTGTTGTAGTAGCCCAGGCGGTCCAAAACCTCAGCCTCGGTGTAAACACCCGCTGGCTCCAGCTTCCAGCAATAGCCGGTATCGTTACCCTTCCAAAGAGTGATCGCTTTGTGGCGGCGCTTGGTGTGCTTGAGGCTGAGCACGATGTACTGGCTCATGGCGTTTCTCCATGCATGCGCCATCCTCCGTGCCCGGTGGTGGCAAATTGGTTTGGGATGGGGTATTACGTGTGACCGGCATGGAGCCGGAAGACGGAGGCTGTATGAAGGTTTTCTTAAGTCACACTTCTAAAGACAAACCAAATGTAAAGCACGTTGGCGCATACTTGGAAAGACGGGGGGTTTCGGTATGGCTTGATGCATGGGAAATGTCCCCAGGCGATTCTCTTATAAAGAAAATATCTGAAGGTATCGATTCTTCTGACAAGCTGGTCGTGTTCCTTTCGCCGGATTCGCTTAAATCCAATTGGGTTGAGCGTGAGATAAATGGTGGGGTTATTATGGAAATAGCGGAAGAAAAAGGACTAGGCAGCAAATTTGTAATTCCAGTATTGCTTGAAGCTTGTAAGGTTCCCTTTTTTTTAAGAGAAAAGATATATGCGAACTTTACAGATAAAAGTTTTGAAGATGCATGCGAAGAGCTAATGTCAGGTATAAAAAATGAGCCGTTGATGCGGACTCTGGAGCCCTACTCAAATGGAGTAGTTGGGATACACGATCTTGGCAAGAATGGTAATGGCTTATATGAGCTGGTAATTGAACTTACTGCCAATCTTTCTCCGGTCTCCGGGGTAAGTTCACGGATAGTGACATCTGGGTACAGTTACGCTCATAAAAGAATCGGTGCAAGTGGTGATCCAATTCGGCCCAGCATCAGTACCAGCTCTTTTTCAGGATCTACATTCATTGATGACGGGAAAACGTTCTCTGTATCCCTCAAAAATATCGAATTGAAGAAGGGAATAAGTTTATTCCTAAGTTTCTACTCGGATGTTCCAATTGAGGTGGTTGAGATCGAATTTAAAGACGGCTATGGGCGAGATGTTTAGAGTTTTTTTCTCTGTTAAGTAGCGAAGTGAGACGCCGTGCGCAGTCCGGAAGTTCTCAGATGTTCATTTTTTCGACTGGGTTAGCGCGCCTCACTTGCGGTGAATCCTGTGCAGCGGGTAGTCGATGGCGAAGTCTTTGATTAGCCGCTCCATCAGCGTGCTGCTGATCCCGATCAGGTCCTTTGCGGCCTTTCGCGAAAGTCCGCGGTCCCTCGCTTCCTTGATGCGCAGCACGTTCATGGCGTCCGTTATCGGGTTGATGCGTTCAGCCTGTACGAGCTTAAGACTTGGTGACGGGTCGAAAGGCTTGTAATCGAAGCGGCCCTCTGTCGCGAACTTCCTGAGCATGTGCCTGCTCATGCCAGTTCGCCGCCCCACATCGGTGATGGTCATCGTCATGGCCAGCTCTTTCGCAATCGCCGCCTGCTCCTTGAGCAAGCGCTCACGCTCGTCAGGAGGAGGTGGAATTGGCATCGCGTCTTGGATTGCTTGCCGGGTCCTGCGGTGCGGAGCTGGCGGTGCTGCTGGCGCGCTCATACGGCCGTATCGCTTCGGCTCGGGCGTCAACGGGAAGCCTTGTTTGGTTTCGATCACGCCACCTCGTTTGAGGAATTCGGCAACCTCGGCCCCCAGAAGCGCGGAACGCTCTTTGTTGCGCTGAATCGTGCTCAGCTCTGGACTGATCATCAGCTTGCACCGTACAGCGCGAAGAGAACGAAGGCGGTGGCGATGGCGGCAGTCCAGCGCAGCATGTACGACGCGAACGACGGATGGCGGGTTGGCGTGGCTTCGAGGTGCGAGGCCGCCTTGCACGCTGCGCCGTGGCCCTTATGAACCGCACGCACAAGGCCGGTGGAGCGCTCGACGATGCCGAACTCGTTGTTGCCGTTCGGGATCACGGTGAAGCGCGGCAGGCCCGCCGGGTTGCGACGGCCGACCTTGTCGTAAAACTCGGCAGTAGAAAGGGTGCAGCGCTGGCGCAGGCCTTCGAGGATTGCACGACGCTGGCTGATTGAGTGGTGCATATGAGGCTCCTTGACCGCATTGGCCAGATGCCAGGCACGGGTGACCAAACCCAGCCGTGAGACTGGCCTGGCATCTGCCGATGCGGTCGTTTGATTTGGGGGAGGGTGATGCAGGGGGCCGATTTAACGGTTTGAACTCTTCCGCATCGGGGTGTGATCTGCCTGTCCGGGCGCTCAGGGTTTCGGCGCGACTTGAACGTGCATTCCGATCCGATTTCAGATCACACTCCGATGCAGCCTGGCGCTATGACAGGGTTCGGGCAGTTAACGTCAGGCTGACGTGGTGCTGGTTGCTCAGTGAAAGACGACGGCCCCGCCATCGGCAGCAGCGTCAAAGGCAGCGCGCCACTCCTGATATTTTTCCCAGAAGCGGCCACCGACCGATTCAGCTCTTTCTGCGAACTCCTCGTAATCCTTTGCCAGCTTCGCGCTGACAACTGGGCCGATCGTGCCCTCGCAGTCGCTGAACTGAATTTGCTCGAAGAAGGGGCCCGACCCGGCAGCCCAGGCGCCAGCGTCGTAACCCTCTGCCTTTTTTCCGTAGTGCGTGTCGTATTCAGTTAGCGGATACCCGGCCATCTGAGCCAGTTCGTTCCTCCAGCGGTTGTAGCCGCCGTAACTGCCAGCGCAAAGCCCGTCCCCGTGCTCACCAATCCGGTAAACCATCTCCGGCTTCAAGCCTTCGATTCGCCCTGGAAAGTCAGGATTGTCGTAGAACTCGCGGTGGGTTTCGTAATCCGCCAGATTGCCGTCGCTATCACGCGCCGCCTCTGGCGCCTCGGCCAGTTTTCGAAAGACTGAAATATCCAAACCCATTGCATTGCCCTCGGTTGATTTCCCGTCTGGCCCTGTCGCCAAGGCCAGCCAGTGAAATCGCCAACCTGACGCTGGCTGTTCAGTCGCTGCTGGAGCTGGATGAGCTGCTGTCGCTCGATGAACAACTCGAGCTGTCGCTTGAACTGCTGTAACTGTCGCTGCTGCTCTGGCCGCTGCAGTGAGAGCGCGACGGCGTATAGCTGTGGCTGTAGATCGTAGGGTTGAGTGGGTTCAGCGGATGCAGAGGTGAGCTGATTGGGTCTTCAGTTGTGCGGCGTTCGGTTGCTGTTGTCGGTCTGGGTGAGCTTCCGCGCCGTATCGGGGCGGGAGACGCAGGTGCCGCACTCGGCACTGTTCTCGCTGTTTTGGTGGGTGGCGTTCTTGCCGGTGCGTTGCGGGGCGGTTGCGCTGATGTTGCGGAGGCCTTTCGGCGGAAGAGCCAGGCGAAGAATTTGAACATGCTGTTGCCCTCGGTTGATTTCCCGTCAGCCCCTCGTGAGAAGGGCTACCAGTGAAATCAAATAAACGCCGTCAGGGTTTTGGAACCATCGGTGTGCACGGTGGCGAGGTGCATTGTTGATCTGGTTCTGTGGCCACGGATGAGCGCATTCGCCTGCATAAACGATGGGTTCGGATCGCCGTTTTCATCTGGGAGAAGGCTGCTGCAGATCAATCCGGAGCAGTCCTCGCCATTCGGGCCTTAGCCGTCATGAGCGATGTCAAAGCTGGCCATCATTGCGATGCCTTTTGCTTTGCAGATATCAATGATCTGCAACATCAGAGGGCTGATCTGATCGTCGTAAACCTGTTCTTTGTTCATGTTTGCTCCTGATAGTTGAATTGATGCTTAGCAGATCGCAGCCACTGGCCGGAGCTTGTCCGAGCCCTTACGGCTGATCTTCTGTTCGTAACCGCCCCGGCGTGACTCGGGGGCTCTGCGCTCGCGCCTCATCGATTCATCGCCCAGCACCGCGTGCAGAACGATCACCGACATGAACAACAGGCAGAGAGGGGAAATGATCTGACGGCGCATGGCCTCGGCCACCATCGCTGTCTGGCGATTCACGCCCAGCTTGAACATTGCGACCGACAGCCGCTTAACGACCGTGCCCGGCGCGATGCCGAACGTGCGGGCGATTTCCTTGGCGGTGCAGCCCTGGGCGGCTGATAACAAAAACTGCAACTCTCGCGGCGCAAGACCACGGCCGAGGTGGCCTCTCCATGCCCCACATACGATGGTGGTGTCCATTACGTTTTACTCGGTGGCTGTCATCCCAAAGCACCCGGCAAGCCAGGTGCTTCAGTGATGATGTCCACCGCGACCCGCTACTGGCGTCGGTCGCGGCTTGCTGCGTTAGCGATGTTGGTCAGTTGCCCGCTGTTGATTGCAGGGCTAACCGGTCGTTTTCATAGGTTGGCGGTGAGCTTCCTCCCCAGGGCGTCAATCAACATCTGTATCTGTTCGCCGTGGATCTCAGGTCCCTACAACATGCACGCTGCAGCTCGTTTGCCCGGTTAGGTGGGCAGGGTGCATGAGGTCCGGCACCCCTCATTGCCGAAGCTCGGGGCGCTAATTCATTGGGTATTTCAGTGATGCTTTCCGTTTTTGTTTCTGTCTTTCCAGCAAACCTTTCGCGCCGGGTAATCGTGCGCGGTAGCAGACTGTGTTTCGTGCTGTTCCCTGAACTCAACGGCCATCTGGCGTCAGGGGTTGTCTTTGGCGATGTTAAAGAGCGGGTCGCTGCGGTTGGTCGCTGCGGTGGGCTTAATATGAACCAACAGTTCATATTTGGTCAAGTACCAAAAGTACAAATTATTTACTCTCACAAAAAAAACCGCTCAATGGCGGGCTTGGGTTGGAGTAGAACGGCGTGTCGGGCGCTGTATGGCAGGGCCAATTGTCACTGCTTAGGCAAAGCGCCAGCACAATTCAATATCCCGGCTACACTCCGCGGGATGTAGGTCCTAGGAATTCTCCTGGCCTGCGACAAGGACGGTCAGAATGACTTCCAGCATGGATCTGAGGCCTATCATTGAGGCTGCTTTTTTGCCGATGACGTGCGTATGCGATTTCGCCCCGGGTGGCTCGATGACGATCCGGATATCCGACCCAGCCACCGAGGCGGAAGAGTTCACCGTGACAGGCATCGACACGACGGCACTGGTCACGATCCGCGACATCGTTGGGCTGATACTTGAGGTGAAGGGGGAGATGAGGCTACGACGGCTTGCGTCTGAGCGGCAGGAGAGGGTGCGCAGGTCATAGAACGAAAAAGCCCGGCGCTGAGGCCGGGCTCCTGTTACTTACAGCTCCCACCTTTATGGTGAGAGCCAGTACCGCCAGTTGGATGCGTGCCCTTTGGGCATGCCGAAGCGGAGACTGAAACAACTGAAAGTAGTGCGATGAGCCCAGCGATAGCTATCTTTTTCATAGAGCCTCCTTGCACTGCGAGATGCAGTACAAGGCTATCGGCGTGAGCAAAGCCTTCTTGAAGAAAGCCCGGCGCAGGGCCGGGCTAAGTGTTTCACTTAATGATTCGAAGGTACCCAGCTCGCTTAGCCACTGACTGCAGAGGGGCTAAGGTCGATGGGCCCAGAAGCTCTCTGAGGAAAGCTGGCTTCACATTAAGCGCCCTAGCGAGTTGTTCTTCACAAAGTCCTTTCTTAGAGGCGAGCAAAGCTAGAGATTTGAGTAATACCTCTGGCGGCTCCTCGGGGATTAGATAGTCATCCTTCTCTCGTGTTCCTTCATGCTTCTTTAATGTAATGACGCCAGTTTTGTATTGGGCGTCAGTGATTATTTCAAGCTGACGAGCCCTATACAAGATTGCGCCCTTGCTGACTTTCCAGTTTCCCTTAAACTCCCGAATGCCTTTCCAATCAAGTCTTGTCCCGTTTGGGCGTGGGAAAAACTTCATCATCATACTTCTTGGCAACAAAAAAGCGCTAGCAAATCGGTTGGCTTGGTTTTCAGTGATTCGATCGCCAGTTACAACGCCTTCATGCATAACAAGATGGCCTAGTTCATGCGCGATGTCGAATCGATACCGACTAGTACTTTCTTTCGCGTTGTTCCTCACGATGAAAGGCCTTTCGACTGCTACTGACAACGCATCAATTTCTTTTGTGAGGCCTTCGAAGCTTAAAACAACGGCTCCCAGATTCTCTGCAAGTCGCGTCATATTGTCCACCGGCCCTAGCCCCAAATCCCATTCTTCGCGGCAGCTTTCGGCAGCCCGCTCAATGCAGTCATGGCTATGGATGTCTGGAATACTAGGTATGTTGACGGACGGGAGCCTGAGCTGCTTCTCAAGATAGCCAATGAGCGAATGGACGACTTCGCCCCTAGCAATAGCTACTTGTTTGGTGGTTTTGGTTGTCGAAAGCAGCTTTCTGAAGTGGAACTGATCTTCATGAAGGCGATTGACTCTGGACTGGAAAAACTCAGGCTCGACATTGAGTGCTTCAGCAAGGCTGAGAATTAGCGTCTCAGTCGGCGCACTCTGTCCTGTTTCAAGTTTGTGAACATATTGCCTGGTTTTTCCAACCAGAGCACCAACCTCTTCAAGAGCCATCGCGGAAAACACCCGTGCAAGCTTGAGAGACGCTCCTTCAAATGCAAGGCTCATGTATTACTCGTTAACCGCGTCATTGTTACCAGTATTATCAATATCGTCTTCCAGGAGATCGATCTGGGCGGGAAGCAACGTCTTAGATGCAGGAGCAGGACCGCCAACAGAATGCAGGTAAGCACCCCTGGAGCCATGAGTCCACTGAGAGACTTTTTCCTGGTAGACGTTGTAACCGATGAAGTGCGCTCTGTCCTCGCTTTCATCTCCCTCCGCTCGCTCAATGACAAAACGCCAGATCACAGGGTGATCGTCATCTTCAGAGAACATGTCATCAACGGAATTGCGCTTGAAAAACCCTTTCTTGTCGGGGCTCTCAGGGTCATCACGAAAGAAGCGGCATGGAACACCGCCGATGCAAAAAGTTACATCCATGCCAGGATTCGATAGTGAAAGCCATTTGTGGGACTTTGACATGCACATGGAAATCAGCATGTTTTTTGACCGCTCGAAAGCCGCCACTTCGCGGCTAAAATTAGAGTCGTATTCCGACTGCATTTCTTGGATGGTCGTAAACCTGATATCCAGCAACGCATCAGCGATCACGCCAAGGCGGTCATCGGTAAGGTCTGAGTGAAAAAAGGCGGGTTTATGGGACATGCGACTTGCTCTCACCAAGTATTGATGGTGGCATGTTCTTGCTGATTCCCTAATTTGTCAACCAAATTTCATTGCTGAAATTGAGATTTGTCAACCTATGTGGCACGGCCTCGCGCAATCTGCCCAGCCTTTACCTCACCCGCATACCATAGAAGTGATTCAGCGTTATCAGCTCAACCACAGCCACGAAAACGCACAATTCGACGAAGCCTGAACTGAAGACCCGCTTGCGGCCGGATGATCCTCCACCCAGCCAGGCCGAGTCGGAAGCGCCGGGAATCACCATGAGTAACGCCAGCCAGGCAATGGCCCCGGCCTCGCTCCGGAAACCCTGTTCTCTCCACGCGCTCACTACTTTAGCAAATTAAAGCTAGGGCAATTCATTGCATGATGGCGTCGCATAAGCGCTGGATATACCGACTCATCGTAAATCGGGAAGCCAGGGCCGGGGTCTGTGCGCTGGGCGTCGTGAAGCACGTCGTCTATAAAGGCTGATCTGGCGAGATCCTGAACTGCCCGACATTGCTCAACTCGCTCGGCTTCCGTCGCCGGCATTGGGAGTGCTTCGATTTTCTTTTCGTATTCAGTTTTTGGCTTGCTGGCGCAGCTTGAGACAATAAAGGAAACGACTATCAGGACCGAAACTCTAAAGACATTCATTTCACATTCCATAATGATGAACCAGATGACCCGGCTACTCAGATCGTTCCCGTACAATCCGTCCTTGCCTAACCTCATCTACATACCCAGCCAGCTTGTCCTCGTCGGCCTGGAACAAAATGATCATCTTCAGGACGGTTTGGGCATCAGCCTCGTTACCCGCCAGGCTCAATCGCTCGACGATTCGCAGCAACTCCACGGCTGACCATCTGAAGTCGGAAGGAAGCCTTGAAGGTCGCACGCCAAGTCTGGGTTCGATGTCGTCAGCCCATCACAGGCACTCCTACAAATCCCCGCCGCACCGCCCACGCCGCTCACGCCGGTCACGATCCGCCCCGCCGTCATGTGATCTGCAGCTTTATCCGCCTAAGGTTTCACTTGGCTAGAGGAGCTTTTGCTCGACCAGCGCCCCTGATCTGGAGCGTCCATCTCAGCTTTACTACAGCCTAAACGTCTGGCCCTCTCCGAAATAGCCCAAATATAGCCGCCCCAATCCAGTGGATGGCCCTGCATCTTGAACAACTTGGGAAGACTCAGAAGCGTTTGGGTTGTCCCTGCGCACTCCCACAATCGCTGTTGCTCCGAAGTCGGCATGGGTCTGTCCAGTATGGCCTGCGCCGCATCGTCAAGTTTAGGAGGGGTTTTTGAGGCGCATCCGGCCAATGCAACCGCCAGTATGATTAGAGCTATTCGCATATTGATTCCTTTCTAAACAATGACTCGCAGGCGTCGGGCACGCTGCCCCGGGAGATACCTGTTACGCCATCTTCTTTAAATAATTCAAATGAACTTCGTCAGTGCCATGACCACCACACCAATAATGCGACAGTCCTCTGCGCACTGAAAGGTAGGGTAGGCGGGGTTCAGCGGTTTCAGGTATCTGATCCCGCCATCCTCAACCAGCTTCTTGAACGTTGCCTCGTTGCTGCCTGCCAGCTTTGCGATCACCAGCTTGCCAGGGCGGACATCAGCCTCTGTGTCGACCAATATCTGGGAACCTTCAGGAACAGAAGGGGCGGACTGTGCAGTCATAGAGTCGCCTTTGACCTCCAGCCAGAAAGCAGGCCCTTTTGCCTTGTAATCTGAAACTTCGTATCGATCTGAGAACCCGTCCGGGAACGGCTGAACTGCTTCCGCCCAAGCGCCGGCAGTTACCCAGCTCACGACCGGGTAGCTATACATTTGAGTTGGCTGCGTGATCATCGAAACGTTTGAAGGCTCGCCAGCGATGGTTTGGCGATTTGCGTGAGGCTCTTCAGCCCCGTTTTGGAGCCAACTGAGCGACGTATTCAATCCCTCAGACAACGCTTTCATCTTGGCAGGACCAGGGATTGCCTCTCCGTTCAGCCATTTGCTGGCCGCCTTGGGAGTGACCCCCGTCATTTTTGAAAGGCGAACGCCTGCTCCCCACGGCTCTACATGGTTTTCTGCCAGCGCTTTCTTCAAGCGAGTCGCAAAAGCGGCTCTCAACTCTTCTATCTGAACCATAGGTTCAATTCTGCACACACTTGCATGTACTTTCAGTTCCGACATAATATGTACTGCAAGTTCATATTTACCTCGGAGGCCACATGAGCCCGCTTAAGAAATCGATTGAAGATGCCGGCGGCGTTCCGGTAGTGGCCTTGGCTTGCGGGAAAACTCCGCGCGCCGTTTACAAATGGCTAACAGCCGAGTGCTTGCCGCGCACCGAGTACACAGGTGAAACCCATTACGCCGAACGGATCTCTGCTCTGGCTGCTGCCAGGGGAAAACCGTTTGAGGCTTCTTGGTTACTCGCCGAAGCACACCCGAACAAGTCAGCAGCTTGACGGAGATTGTCGGCTCAACCGGGAAGGGCAGGTAGTACAGCGGATGGGCTGTTGATTCATCCAGTGATTAATCTTGGAGTAAGACATGAGCGAAAGCAGCAGCCACACCGATGCATCTGAGCAGCACCGCGAGCAGGCCGAGAAAGTTCAGCTTTCTGCTGGAGATCGCGAGATTGCGGTGAAAGCGATCTGCAGTCGGGCAACTGGCACCACAACACAGGTCGCTACCCAGATTCTCGCAGGCATCGCTGCGCTTGATGGCCGACGCCTTCCGATCCTGCTTTGGCCGGAAGATGTCACGCGCGAAGAAAAAGCCACCTGGCACAAGTCCGAGGCAGCTTTTTGGGATTCTGCGATTTTACGTTTTCGGCAAGCTACAGAGCAGGCTGAGCAAAATGCGCAGCGAACTCACGAGAAGTCCCCCAGCCCTGAGCAGACTGCCATACGGGCTCCGCTTCAGCAGGACTCAGCTTTAGCGCCAGAACCTCTTCACGCAGCAGATACAGAAAATCTTCGTCATCGACGATCAAGCGAACGTGCTCCAGGCGCCAGTGATGCTTGTTGATCAAGTAAAGACGCAGCGCTTCAAGCGGATCGAGCGGATTCCAGATGGCCTCCGGGCTGCAGCGCAGTCGCTCTGCGAAACACTTCAGCTTGTAAGCGCCGAGCGCTTGCCGAAGGTACTGATCCGAATTGTTCCTTGCCCATCTTTCCTCAGGGTTGTCTCTCAGCGCCTGCTCATACCGATCGGAAAGCGCGTACCACTCCCTCAGGTAGTTCATTTTTTCAAAGCCCATATGTCCGGTCTCCGTGACCTTGTTGTGTGGAAGCAGAAAGCTACCACGGATGCACCGGACACCTTCAGCGCCTGAATTTCAGGCAAAAAAAAGCCGGTGGCTAGACCGGCTTCTTCACAACTTTGCGAGACAGATTATGCACATCAGACCTGAGCAAGGCAACACAGGCAGAACGATTGGAGTAGCACTGTGAGCGTTCAAGCAATGTCGTGGGCGCTACAGATCCCACGCGTGACCCTTTCTGATTCCAGCGCCCGGCATGTGCTGCTGTGCCTGGCCAACTACGCCGGTACTGACGGACGCGGGGCGTTTCCTTCGGCCACCACTCTGAGTGAAGACACTGGCCTTTCCGAGCGCACCGTACGGTCCAAGCTTGAGCTATTGCGGGCGTCTGAACTGATCGTTCCAGGCAATCAAGCGCTGGCCGCCGTGTACATCGAGCGCCATGACCGCCGCCCAGTCGTCTATGACTTGCCGATAAAGCGGGGTGCAAATCCTGCACCCCGACCTGAACGAGGTGCAGATGACGGCACGGGGTGCAAATCACAGCAGAACGGGGTGCAGAATTCGACCGAACGGGGTGCGAAATCTGCACCCAATCCGTCACTTAACCATCAATTAACCGAACAGCAGCAGCGGCGCGAGATTTCGGCCGTGATCGATGAGCAGGACAAGCAGGCCCTGGAATCGACCGATGATCGTCAGCGCTTCGCCATGTTCGCTGAGTGGGCACCGGACAGTCGCTACCTGATCGCCCAAGCCCAGATCGCTGGCGTGAAGCCGACCGATATCCCTGATGCAATGATTCGCAGCTTCATCGGCTGGTTTGTGGCCAAGCAGAGCACCGTGGATACAGCCGCCGGTTGGTGTAATCGCTTGGTGGGCTGGTACTTGAGAGAGCGAGCCAAAGGTAACTTGCCAGACTTCGACGATACGTCATGGTCTAACGATCTGGGTGACCTATGACCCAAGCCAAGCCAAAGCCCCCGCAGAGCGCTACACAGCTCATGAAACGTATGGGCAACCTTCCGCCTGTGATTCCTACGGTACCGAAAGCTCTCCCTCCAGGCACGGTTGACGTTGTCAATGCACTGTTCAGGGAGTTGCAGGCGATATTCCCGGCATGGAAGCAGGCGTGGCCAGATGATGCGGCGTTGCAAGTAGCCAAGCGGAGCTGGATCAAGGCGTTCATCGTCGCTGGTATCAACACCCTTGAGCAGATCCGTTATGGCCTGCAGAACTGCCGTCAGAACGGAAGCGACTTCGCGCCCAGTGTCGGCAAGTTCATCAAATGGTGTCAGCCGACTCCGGAAATGATGGGTATTCCATCTCACGACAGGGCATTCCGCGAAGCGCTTCTCAACCTGCATCCATCACGTCGCACGTCCCGCGAGTGGTCGCACGAGGCTGTACGCCACGCTGCTTTGCAGTGCGAGATGCATAACCTTGCCGACCTGACCTCAGAGAAGGCCAGCAAGGTGTTTGATCGGGCTTATGACATCACCATCCGCATGCTTGTGCAGGGGCAGTCTCTGGAAGACATCGCAGTCGGCATCGGGCACGACGGACAGAAATCAGAATTCGAGCGTGCCGAAGAGCTGACAGAGCGGGTCAGTCTCGCGCTGATCGCACGGCAAGGAATTCCGGCAGACGGTGCGAAGGCGCGTGAGCTGCTGATGGCGAAATTTGGCAGAAGGGCGGCGCAATGACCGGGCAAACGAAACTCACCAAGGCAGCGCGTGACCGCGAATGCCAGATCCGTTACCCAGGTTGCTCGAGCGAATCCTCGACCACGGTGCTGGCCCATTACCGGCTCGCCGGGACTTGCGGCATGGGCATCAAGCCAAACGACCTTCAGGCCGCATGGGCGTGTGCGTACTGCCACGACATCGCCGATGGCCGCCTGCGAGCTCCGGCGGTGCTGAGCCGTGACGAGGTCCGACTGTTCCACGCCGAGGGTGTAATGCGCACCCAGGACGCGCTGATTCGTGAAGGGATGGTGAAGTCATGAAGATAAAAACCGGGAAATTCAGTGACTCATACCGGGGCGACGGGTACATGGTCAGTTTTCAGTTCGCTACTGGATGGCTGCTATTCGGCTTACGCCCTCTTAACTGGCATTTCTACGCTTGCAAAGTGGACGCTCGTCCGGCTCTCCGGCTTTACGTTGGTCCATTTGAAATCGAATTTTTCAGGTTGAAGCCATGAAGCCCGCCGAAATGACGTTGTTCAAACCGAAGCGTACACGCGCCAAGTCCGTCGACCGTGAAGGCCTGGAGCAGGCCGCGCTGCTGCGCGAACTCAAACTGAGTATGCCACTGGTTGCGGCGCTGATCTATCACGTTCCCAACGGTGGCCACCGGCACAAGCTGGTCGCGATCAAGCTGAAAGAGCAGGGCGTGCGCGCCGGCGTTCCAGACCTGGTGCTGCCGATGGCCCGTGGCGGGTACTTCGGCCTGTACATCGAATTCAAGGCAACGCCGCCGAACGATGCTGCTGTCTCTGGCAGCCAATACGAGTGGCTACGTCAGCTCGGCGAGCAAGGCTATCTGGCGATCGTCTGCCGTGGGCACTTCGATGCGATGGAGCAAATCCGCGCATATCTCCGACTTCCTCAGACTGTGGTGGCTGCATGAGAAATTTCTACATTCGCTGGGTAATGAGCACTTGGTTCGGCTTGATACAAAATTACAAATACTGCCCTGAGTGGGATGCGGCATTGAATCGCCTTATCGACAAACACTGGCAAACCGTTTCGATTGAAGGATGCACAGCCAGGTTCGGAACGGTCGACGTATGGATTGCGAACCGGTACTACGCGTTTGGGCATGAGTGGGGCAGCGCCCAATACTTCAGGCCGTCGGTTCATACGATGCGCCGCCTGGATTCCTTGATCAGCCATTTGGAAGGCCTGCAACTGAAGAAGGAAAAAGAAACTCGCCGCAAGAGAATGGAGGGCTACTGATGAACCATCAATTCAAGCCGGGCGATCTGGCTCTAGTCATCAAATCCCGTGCTCCGCAACATATTGGGCGCTGCGTTGAAATATTGGACGTACTGCTTGATGACCTTGAAATTTACCAGTACCTCGGCGAAACCCACGAAGGCGATGCCGATTTATCTCTTTCGGCGTTCATAAGATTCGATGACTTCGGCGTATGGATGATTAGGCAAAGCCACCTTATGCCCCTGCGCGGCGACTTCGCCCCCGAGCAGCAGAAGGCCAAGGAGGCGCAGCCAGCATGACCGCCGCCGTGCGCATCACCGATGCCGAAATCAAGCGGCAGGCCACTGGAACCGAGCGTGACTTGCGCGACGTGGAGAACCGAGGCCTGTACCTGCGCTTCACGCGGGACCGCGCCCGGGCGTCGTGGTACTTGGTCAGCAAGGGCAAATGGAACCTCGTCGGCAGCTTCCCCGACCTGTCGGCCAAGCAGGTCGTTGCGGCACTGCCTGCCATCCGCTTGCGCCTCGATGCCGGTGCCGGTTCGAACCTGTCGAAGTGGGTCACGACGGGTGAGCTGCTGGATTGGTACGCCGACCGCATGGCACGCGACCGTAGCCTGTCCGAGAAGCGCAAGAAGACCGGCGCTTCGCTGATCAAATGCCACCTCAAGCCCCGTCTGGGCGACCTCCCGCTGACCGGTATCGACAAGGCCAGCCTGGACGATCAGTTCATGTGGCCGGCGCAGGAAACCATCGGCATCGACTACGTGCGCTCGGCGTTCCAGCTGCTCGCCCTGGCGTTTCGGCAGGCCTTCAAACTCCGGTTGATCGCGGCCAACCCGATGAAGGACATCAAGTTCAGCGACTTCTCGAAAGCCAAGGTGGGTATCAAGCCGTCCCGGCTGCGCGGCACCCAGTTGCAGGACCTGATCGCGCGCCTGCTGACCGTGCTCGAGGACGAACCGGCCGATGGCCTGCTGGCGCTCATGATGCTTTGCCACGGCACCCGCATCGGCGAGACGCGGCAAGCGCGCTGGTCGCATATCAGTCTGGCAGAGCGTGAATGGTTCATCCCTGCCGAGAACACGAAGACCGGTGTCGAGCATCACCTGCCGCTGACAGACCAGGTGCGCAGCCTGCTGATCAGTTACCGAGACATCCAATGGGCAACCGGCTACAGCGGCCAGTTTCTCTTTCCGTCACGCAGCGGCAAGGCGCTCAGTGAAGGCCAGGCCAGCGCCGTGTTTACCCGGCTGGGGCAGGGCGAGTGGACCAGTCACGACCTGCGCAAGGTCGCGCGCACTGGCTGGGCAGATATCGGCATTGACCACCTGATCGGTGAACTGCTGATCAACCACGCGATGGGCCACAACGTGAAGGTGTACATCCAGTCGGACGTGATGAGCCGCAAGCGTGATGCCCTTGAGAAGTGGCACGCGCATCTAGATTCAAAGGGCCTGAACCTGATTCAGACATTGACCGGCTTTAGATCGGGAGATTTCGGTAATGGGCTACAGGCCACGGAGCATAAGGGCTGTGAGCCTATTCAAGAATCAACCATAGGCGAGGTTTAAAAATGGCATTTTACTTTCAGGGCCCCACGATTCGCATTGCCGTTGAAGGCCGTAAGCCGCTGGACCTTACCCATCTAAAAGCGCTTGAGGGAGCAGCTACCCCTGGGCCTTGGCTTCGGGATTATGGAAATCACGTTGAGTATTCGGCTTGTGGTGACGAAGGGTTCGAGGAATGGCAGGAGGCGGGGCCGGTGATGGTTGGTGGCGATACCCCGCAAAGCAATGCCGATGCGGATTTCGTGGCCGCTGCTCGCAAAGCCATTCCAGAGCTGATAGCTGAGATCGAAAGGCTTGCTCCATTCGAGATCGTCGCCATGACCTTCCTTGAAAAAACTGAATGGGTTCAAGCGACGGTCCAGCCTCACGAGCTTGGTCAGCACCGAGCGGACATTTTGCGAGCCCGCATCGTGGCACTGGAGGAAAAGTGAAGAAGAGTCACGGTCCCGCGTTCCGTGCCGCGCAACTGGACCTGGCCCGGTGCGCGGCCTGCCGAGGACGCGCAGTGATCAAGGGTGTCTTCCATGAAATGGCCTGCGTGCAGTGCAACGCCTCGGGCTGGGTCGCTGCTGAGACAGGCGAACCGCTGCCGCTGGAAGTGCTGGTGACGCAGCTGAGCATGCGCCTACAGGCCGCTGACCGGCAGATCGAACAATTGAAGCGCCCGGCCCAGATGAGTGGACCTGCCGCCATTTACCAACAGAACAACCGCCGCGGTGCCGGTGGATCGAATTACACAGGGGATTGACCGTGAAAAAACGTACATATGTCGACAAGCCGTTGGGCGATACCGAATACCTGCTTGAAAACTGGGGCTCCTGGCGGATGTCTGGCATGGGCGTGCCGCGCTACGTCTCCCCGCTGGCCGCGATGATGAACCAGTGCTGCCCAGAGCCGAGCGCCACGACTTATGTGATCACTGACGATACGGCGATGCTGGTCGATGCCACTATTGCCAGGCTGATCGTGCGCAACCAGCAGATGGGTGACTTCATCTGGTGGTACTTCGGCTCTAAGTGGACGATGGTCCGGATTGCCGAGACTCACAAAATGTCGGAGCGATCTGCGCGCGAGGTGATACGCCAGGGAGTTGCATGGATTGACGGTGCGCTGGGAGATATTTCCGTAGCAGCTTAAAAAGTTCTTTCAGGCCTGATAAACACCTGTTTTCATGGCACGGTGTTTAGCTGTTCCAGCGCGGCACCACACCCAATTCTAAAGGCTCGCCATATCGGCGGGCCTTTTTCGTTTATAGATCCCGAAAGGGTTGAGACCGGACGCGCACCATGCCCGAAAAGAACCCCGACTTATGGGCGCAGGTCTGGATGGCCCTATCTAACCCACTCTGGCAGGGCGCGATCATGGCCGTCATCGTCTCACTACTGCGAATCCTCTACGACGCGAAAGAAACCAGCAAACGCCGGATCTGCTTTGAAGCGCTGATCTGTGGTGCGTTGAGCCTGGTTGCGTCCAGCCTGATCGAGTGGATGGCCTGGCCTCCAAGCCTGTCAGTCGCTGCCGGTGGGACCATAGGCTTTCTTGGCGTTACCGCCATACGCGAACTGGTGACACGGTTCATTGGCCGCAAGGTGGACATCACATGAAGGCTATCGCCGCTGCAATCATCATCGGCCTTGTGGGCCTGTTGCTTGTTGGTATCCAGCAGTACCGCGTCGTTGCCCTCAGTGGTGCCATGCAGCTGGAGACCAAGAGCAAGAACGACGCCATCGCAGCCAATAACGAGAGCCAGGCCACCATCACCACGCTGAGAGCGGAGGCCCAGCGCAACGCTGCGTATCAGAAAGACCTGAACCAGCGGATCAGGGCCAGCGAAGACAAAGCCAAAAAGGCGAGGAAAGACTTTGAAAAGCTCAAAACAGATAGCAAGCCTGTTCGTGACTGGGCTGCTCAGCCTCTGCCTGACGGCCTGCGCGGCAAAGCCGGTGCTGGTAACAAAGACGTCAGCGGTACGAATCGAACCCCCTGAGCTGATCCCCTGCGAACGCATCAACGCTGATGAGGCCGATCTGCGGCTGAACGGTGATGTGTGGGAGCTGAAAGATCAGGCCATCAAACTGCTGGATACGTGCGCTGACCAAGTTGACGCACAGATCCAGCGCAGCCAGAGCAAGTAGATAACCCCTATCCATTCACCCGCCATAGATGGCGAGCACCGAGGCAACAATCATGGCATCGAAAACCAACTCATCGAAAGCTGTATCCGCACTTGGCTACCTGGGTTTGGCTGCCATTGTGGCCGCCGGCTTCCTGTTCTATTCGCTGGCCTGACGCGCCACAAGTTCAGACACTGCCATTTCGTGGCGCGAACGACAGAGGAAAGATCATGGATAACCAGCACAAGCAAATCACCGGCTACCGCGACCTGAGCCAGTCGGAGATCGACGGTATCAACTCGATAAAAGCCCTTGAGGCTGACGCGGCTGATCTGGTGAAGCAGTTGAAAGCCATCCCTGATGTTGATCAGCGTTCTATTGCCCTCGCGGTCACCAACTTGCAACAGGCCTGCATGTGGCTGACCAAAGGCGTTGCCCGTTCGGACAATCCATTCAACTGATCAGCAAGAACGCCAAGTGACGATGACCAAAAAGAATTGGACGGTCACCACTCCCGGCTACGAACCATTCCCGATGATCCTTCTTGAGTGCGCCCTTGATCACACAGGGGCGCTTGCCTTTGCCCGGTCGATCTGGCCTCGCTGCACAGTGGAGTAACGCATGACTGACACCAAGACACTGAAGGTGGCCACGATTATCCCTGGCCCTCAGTCACACCCTGGAAGCCCACATTTGGCCAGAGGCACAAAGATCATCCTGTCTGACGGCAGTGAGCTGAGCGGTGTAACCAGCGTCACCCTGCGTGCAGACGCTGGCGGCCTTTGGAAGGCGAGCATTGAGGTATACCCCCGCGAAGTGCCCACCGTCACTGTAGAAGTCACCGCGCTGGCTGACGAGGAACGTCAGTACGTATCCGGCGGGAGCTTGGCGACTGAAGGCTGTGCCAATGTTCCTTCGGGCGGCACGTTCCTTCTTGAGGGCGGCGAACGGGTCATGCCTCGTGGCGTGTAGCGGATGCGAAGCCCGGCGCGACTGGATCAAGAAGTGGACGAAGGTGGCATATGAACGAGCACAGCAACTCCTTGCTCAGCCAGATCCTGGCCGAGCAGATGAAGCAGACCGAGCTGCTCCGGCTGATGACCGAGCAGCAGACGCTGCTGATCGAAGCGCTGAGTGAAGACGATCCGGAAGACCCCGATACCCAGCCTCTCACTTACCTGGACGGCACACCATGCCGCTAAGGCCGCAGAAGCCATGCAATGCCCAAGGCTGCAACACACTGACCCGCAACCCTCGGTACTGTGAAGCCCATAAGGATGTAGGCAAGCAGTTCGAAGTGAAGCAGCGTGAGAAGCAACGCGAGACCAGTACACAGCGCGGCTACAGCTACAAGTGGCAGCAGGCTCGCAAGTCGTATCTTGCGAAGCATCCGCTGTGTGCTGAGTGCGAACGCCAAGGGTTGGTGGTTGTTGCTACCGATCTCGATCACATCGTGCCTCACGGCGGCGATAAGGATGCGTTCTGGGTTCGATCTAACTGGCAAGGCCTGTGTCACCCCTGTCATAGCAGGAAGACGGCGGCAGAGGATGGTGGGTGGGGCAATGCAACCAAGCCCAAAGGTAGACCTGCCGCGCGAGACCTTGAATGATAACAGTTATCATCTTTATAAAATTTATGCTCTAAATCGGTGCGCGCACTGTTTTGGTGCTTCTGGCTGGGAGGGGGGCGGGTAAAAACTTCACCGGTTCCCGTTTATAGACCGCGCCCTCAGTCGTTTTTTTACACCCGCGAAATTAAAAATTCTGGAGTTGCGCGATGGGAGGTACCGCCACGGTCGCCGGCCGTGGTCGCAAACCCAAGCCGACCGCCAAGAAAGCACTAGCCGGAAATCCCGGCAAACGCGCGCTGAATAAGGCCGAGCCCGCTTTTTCGAAGATCACAAATGTTGATCCGCCCGAATGGCTCAGCGACCGCGCTTCGCAGATGTGGAAGATGATTGTTCCCGAGCTTCTGCGTGAAAACGTGGTCGCGATAACTGATTTACACAACGTCGAAGCGTTCTGCGTTGCATACGACAACTGGCGAATGGCGCAGGAGTCAGTCCAGGCCCACGGGATCGTGGTTACTGGTGCCACCGGCGGACCGATGAAAAACCCGGCACTGACCGCCGCGAACGAAACGATGCGGCAAATGGTGACGTTCGGGGCGATGCTCGGCCTTGACCCGGCCAACCGCACACGTCTGATCGGAGGAAACAAGGAAAAAGAGACCAACGAATTCGCCGACCTATTGAGATCCTGAATGGCCAAGTCTGCCCACCCCAACGTTGATAAAGCGATGGTGTGGGGTAGGTCTCTGCTACGTGGGAAGGTGCCAGCTTGTCGCTACATCCATCAGGCAGTGCAGCGCCATTTCGATGACATGGCTGCCAGCCGCAAGCGCGGGTTCAGATTCAAGTTCGATCCGGCGAAGGCTGAGAAAAAGCTCAAGCTGATCCAGCTGCTGCCACATACCAAGGGTGAGTGGGCTTTCAAGCGTCAGCGGATCACGCTCGAGGGGTGGCAGCTGTTTGGGCTGGCCGTGACGTTTGGTTGGGTCAAAAAGAAGGGGGGGCACCGCAGGTTCCGTGAAAGCTACTGGGAAGTGCCGCGCAAGAATGGCAAGTCAGTCGTAGCCGGTGGCGTAGGCATCGGCATGTTCGTTGCTGATGATGAGTACGGCGCCGAAGTCTATTCAGGCGCGACCACCGAGAAGCAGGCATGGGAAGTGTTCAGGCCCGCGAAGCTGATGGTGACGAAGTCGCCCAATCTGATTAAGGCGGCGGGCATCGAGGTCAATGCCTCGAACATGAACATCCCGTCCGACTTCAGCAGGTTCGAACCGCTTATCGGCAACCCGGGTGACGGTGCATCACCCAGCTGCGCCATCGTCGATGAATATCACGAACACCCAACCTCGGCCCAATACGACACGATGCTCACGGGCATGGGGGCTCGGCGTCAGCCGCTGATGTTCATCATCACCACGGCCGGCGCTGACATCGAGGGGCCTTGTTACGACAAGCGCCGCCAAGTTATCGAGATGCTGGCCGGAACCGTTCCAGACGATGAGCTGTTCGGCTGGATATGGACACTTGATGAGGGCGACGACTGGACGGATCCCAAGATGCTGGCCAAGGCCAATCCGAACCACGGCGTATCCGTGTTTCAGGAGTACCTGGAAAGCCAGTTGGCCCGAGCGATCCGCTCGGCTCGGTTCACCAACACCTTCAAAACGAAGCACCTCAACCTTTGGGTGAGCGCCAAGTCTGGCTTCTTCAACATGCAGGATTGGAAGTCCTGCGAGGACACCGCCCTTACGCTCGATCAATTCGAGGGGCAAGAGTGGATCGCCGGCTTCGACCTTGCACGAAAGCTGGACATGAACTCGAGGGCGCGCCTGTTTTGGAAGGTAATTGACGGAAAGACTCACTACTACAGCGTGGTCCCCAAGTTTTGGGTCCCATACGACACCGCTTATGACAGCGACAACAAGCGCATGTCCGAGCGCTTCCAGGCCTGGCTGAACTCGCAACACCTCGAGGTCACAGATGGTGCCGAGATCGATTACCGCGAAATCCTCGAAGACACCAAAGAGGCGAATAAACACGCACCGCTGCGCGAATCGCCGATTGACCCACACGGTGCTACTGGATTGAGCCATGACCTCGACGACGAGGGTTTTAACCCGATCACCATCACCCAGAACTACACCAACATGTCCGACGCCATGAAAGAGCTGGAAGCGGCTATCACCGCTGGAAGGTTCCACCATGACGGCAATCCGATAATGACCTGGTGTATCGGCAACGTGATCGGCAAAAACATGCCTGGTAACGACGACGTAGTACGGCCCATCAAACAGGGCGATGACAACAAGATCGATGGCGCTGTTGCACTGATCATGTCGGTCGGGCGGGCGATGATGCAAGTCGTTGCCGGCGATGGCGGCGTGGACCGATTCATGGATTCAATCCGGGACCCAATATTCGAATGAATACAGCATCAATCATTTATCTGCTGACTGCAGTGTTGGGCTTTGCCCTTGCAGTGGCAGGCGCTTACGTGCTGCTTGGCGTGGGTTGGGCGCTTCTTGCCGCCGCTTCGTCGTGCTTCGTCGCGGCAGCTTTCATTCGAAGGGGGCTGACCGTTGGCTAAGTCTTTTAAATCCGTCTTGAACGGCGCAATCAACGCGCCTCGGTCATCGATAATTGATTGGGTGGGCAGGTCTCTCTCCGGCAGCGCTTCCGGAATTTGGGCGCAAACCGTGGGCAGCACGTCCGCCAACGGCAAAACCGTGACGATCAACAAAGCCATGCGCCTGGCCGCTTGCTGGTCTTGCGTGCGCCTCATCTCCGAAACGATAGCAACTCTGCCGCTTGGCTTATACCGGCGCATGCCTGATGGCGGTCGTGAAGTGGCCGGCGACAATGACCTGCACTGGATTCTCAACACCAACCCGAACAGCCGCATGACTGCTGTGCAGTTTTGGGAAGCCGTAGTGGCTTCGATGCTGCTGCGGGGTAACGCTTTTGTCGAGATCATCCGTATAAGCGGCCGGATCGTAGCGCTTGAGTTCCTGCTGCCCAACCGAATGGATTTGGATGTAGCGGACAACGGCGAGATTCTTTACCGGTACCGGGAAAAAAACGGGCAACTCCGAGATATTGCTGGCAGCAACATGATGCATATTCCGGCGTTCTCTCTGGATGGGCAAATCGGACTCTCACCCATCGCCTACGGCGCAGACGTGTTCGGCGCGGCAATGTCGGCAGAGGACGTTGCGAGCTCCACGTTCAAAAACGGCATGCACCAAACCGTGGCCTTTGAGGTTGATGCAACGCTGAATAAGCAGCAGCGCGACGATTTTCGCGACTATGTCCAACGCATCAGCGGGGCGATGAATGCCGGTAAATCACCGGTGCTGGAAAAGGGTGTTTCCGCCAAAGTGATTGGTATCAATCCAGTGGACGCTCAGCTTTTGGAATCTCGAGAGTACAGCGCCGAGGAGATCTGCCGCTTTTACATGGTGGACCCGACGCTGGTCGGTTACAGCGATAAGGCATCGAATTGGGGTACCGGCCTTGAGCAGAAACTACTGCGATTTTTGACCTTCACGCTGCGCAGCTATATGCGCCGCATCGAGGAGGGGATCAGTCGTAGTCTGCTGGCGCCTGCGCAGCGCCGTCAGATTTACCCTGAGTTTTCCATCGAAGGCTTGATGCGTGCTGATAGCGCCGCCCGTGCGGCGCTGTACTCGGGCATGGTGCAAAACGGCATCTACACCCGCGACGAATGCCGCATGAAAGAGAACCTGCCCAAAATGGGCGGAAATGCCGGTGTGCTAACTGTGCAAACCAACCTTTCGCCGATCGACAAACTGGGTCAGGGCGATGACGGGCAAGCCGCAAGGGCAGCTCTACAGAACTGGCTGGATCAGCCGGCAAACTCGAAGGAATAAACCATGCAACCAAAATCCAAGGCTAGCAGTTTTAACTGCGAGCTGAGCCCGCGCGCGCTCGACAGATGGAATCCCGCCATCAAAGCGGCCGTGGAGTCCACCAGCGATACCATCACCATCTACGGCGTTATTGGCCAGGACTGGTATGGGGAAGGCGTTACCGTCTCGCGTATCGACGCGGCTCTACGCTCAATCGGCGATAAGCCAGCCACCGTCTATATCAACTCGCCAGGTGGCGACATGTTCGAAGGCCTGGCCATCTACAACCGGCTCCGCGAGCACAGCCAGCCGATCACAACCAAGGTCCTGGGCTTGGCCGCCTCGGCTGCCTCGGTGATTTACATGGCCGGCGCAAAGCGCGAAGTGGCCAGCAGTGGGTTTCTCATGATCCACAACTGCTGGACGCTTGCCGTCGGCAATCGCCATGACTTGCGCGATGTCGCGAACACGATGGAAGAGTTCGACGCTGCGATGGCAGACCTTTACGCGGAAGGCAGCGGCCAGGCCGTTGCTGACATTGCCGAGATGATGGATGACGAGACGTTCATACGCGGCCGACGAGCAGTCGAGCTCGGCTTTGCAACGGCCGTTCTGTCATCTGACGAAATCACCGAGCGTGAAGACGAGCAGGTTCAGCAGAGTAACGCGCTTAAAGCTATGGATATCGCTTTGGCAAAAGCCGGGATGGCCCGCAGCGAACGCCGCGAACTCTTCGCCAATTTCAAGTCCAGCACGCCGCGCGCTGCTGGCGGGGGTACGCAATACGCTGCCTCGTCCGACAAGCCCCGCGCTGTCGCGCCAGACCTCACCGCCTCCCTGAGCGCGGCATCCGACATCCTCAAATCTTTCCAAGGACCATCGCAATGAGCGAATTCGATAAGCAATACACCGAGCTGAATGCCAGCCTTAAGACCATTGGCGACCAGATCAAATCCCAGGCGGAGACCAGCAACAAGGAAATCGCCCGTCACGGTGAGATGAACGCCGAGACTCGTGCCAAGGTTGACGAGTTGCTGATGAAACAGGGCGAACTGCAGGCTCGCGTTCTGGAAGCTGAGCAAAAGCTTGTCAATGCCAACCGTGACACTCAGCGCACCGAGAGCCCGAAGTCCGCTGGCGAGTTGATTGTTACCAGCGAACATATGGAAGGCGTCAATTCGTCTTTCCGTGGCTCCCGTCGCGTTTCCGTACCCCGCGCCGCTATCACCACCACATCCGCCGGTGGCTTGGCGGCCACGGAGCGCCTGGACACTGTCGCGCTGCCGGGCATGCGTCGGGCCACCATTCGCGATCTGATTGCACCCGGCGAGACTGAGGCGGGCTCGCTTGAGTATGTCCGCGAAACAGGCTTTACAAACAATGCTGCGACCGTAGCGGAGGGCTCTGCAAAACCGTATTCCGAAATTGAGACCGCCTTGGTCACGGCGTCGGTTCGTACCATCGCCCATCTGTTCAAAGCCTCGCGTCAGATTTTGGATGACGCAAAGGCTTTGCAGAGCTACATCGACGCGCGCGCTCGTTATGGGTTGCTGCTCGCTGAAGAGGCTCAGTTGCTGTACGGCAGCGGAGCAGGTGCAAATCTGCAAGGGCTCGTTCCGGTTGCAAACCAATATGCGTCTCCAGCTGGCTGGACCGTAACCGGCGAACAGCGCATCGACCGGATTCGCCTGGCCCTTCTTCAATCCGAGCTGGCAGAGTTCCCTTCGGATGGCATCGTGCTCAACCCAACTGACTGGGCGCTGATCGAGTTGATCAAAGACAGCCAGGGCCGCTATCTGATCGGTCAGCCGCAGGAAGGCACTGCGGCTCGTCTGTGGAATCGCCCGGTAGTCGCGACCCAAGCCATGAAGCCAAACGACTTCCTGGTGGGAGCCTTCAAACTTGGTGCGCAGATCTTCGACCGGATGGAAGTTGAAGTTTTGATTTCTACCGAGAACGACAAGGACTTCGAAAACAACATGGTCACGCTTCGCGCGGAAGAGCGTCTGGCGTTTTCCATCTACCGTACCGAAGCCTTCGTAACTGGCAAGCTCACGGCTGCGGCCGCCGCGGCTTAAGCTTCCCAACCCCTAAAGTGGCCGGCACCCCCGGCCCACCGAGGTGAGACATGTCAGAGTTATTGATCAAGCCGCTGCGGGCTTACGAGGACCGCGGCATCATCCGTGATACCGACAACGAGCCTTATGCCGCGCCTGTATGGCTGGCCAAAGAGTTGGAGCAGCTCAAGCTTTGCAAGATTGTAGGCGAGGCTGGAGACGCTCTGAAGTCGAACTTCAGTGAGCGCGCCGCACTGACGATTGCGAAGAAAGGGCAGCGTTGGATCATTGTCGACGCTGAAGGCGTTCAGGTCGGTGACTTCATCGGCAGGAAGGAAGAGGCCGAAAGCGAATTGGCCAAACTTTCGGCCTTGACCACCCCGGATCCCGCCGTGAATCCTGAACCTGATGCTGCTATCGAAGGACCGCCTGTTCAGGGCGAGAATTCGATTCCGGGAGCCGGGCAGCATCAACCACCTCAGGAGTGATGTATGCCCGTTATCAGTATAGAAACGGCCATGCATCACCTGCACGCGGAATCCGAAGACCAGCCGCTCGTGGAGGAATTTCTGGGCGCGGCCGAGGAGGCCGCTATGCAGTTTTTGCAGCGCCGGTTCTACGCCGATCAGGCTGATCTCGATAAGGTGAAGGCTGATATCATTCAGCGCACTCAAGCCGCGAGAGCTGCGTACCGTGCCGCTTCGGAGTTGGCCGACGACCCAGAAAACTCTGACATTAGCTGCCGTCTTCGCGATCGCGCTCGCCAGTCATTGTCTGAAAGCCTTGAGCAGATAGATATGGACGACTTCGGCATCGTGATCAACAAGGCCATACAGGCAGCATGCCTGCTCAAGCTGGGCAGCCTCTTCGCCAACCGCGAGGAAGTGGTAATCGGCACGACTGCCGTAGAGCTGCCACTGGCTTCCAAGTCGCTACTTATGCCATACCGTATCAGGATGGGCGTGTAATGCGCGCTGGTCGGCTGCGGCACCGCATTACGTTCCAGGCGCTGGGGCGAAGGCAGGACCCTCAAACCGGTGAAGAGCTGGAAAGCTGGGAAACGGTTTGGGAAAAGGTGCCCGCTGCCGTCGAGCCGCTCAGCTCCAGGGATTTGATAGCGGCGCAGGCGGGCCAGTCAGAGGCCACCGGCCGGATGGTGATTCGCTACCGGGCCGGCGTACTGCCCACAATGCGAATTCTCTACCGCGGCGAGATCTACGACATCAAAGGGCCGGCGCTGCCTGACCCGGATTCAGGTCTCGACTATCTCACCATGCTGGTGGCCAAGGGGGTCAGCGGTGGCTGATTCTGTGGAATTCAAGCTGGAGGGTATCGACTCGCTCATTGGAAAGCTCGAATCAGTCTCGCAGGACATGAAGCGTAAAGGTGGTCGGTCGGCGCTACGTAAGGCTGCCCAGTTGGTTGCGGATAAGGCCAAGGAAGGTGCCCAGAGGCTAGATGACCCAGAAACCGGTCGCTCTATAGCTAAAAACATTGCGCTTCGGTGGAATGGCAAGCTTTACAAATCCTCTGGCGACTTGGGATTTCGTGTGGGGGTTCTCCACGGCGCGGTTCTCAAGAAGTGTGCGTCCAAGGCAGCTAACTCACCTACGCCTCACTGGCGGCTTTTTGAGTTTGGGACAGAAAACATGCGCGCTAGCCCGTTCATGCGCAAGGCTCTGGCCGACAACATCAAAGACGCTACCGACACTTTTATCAGTGAGTACGAAAAGGCCATTGATCGTGCCATCAAGCGCGCGGCCAAGGCCGCAGGAGCAACCTGATGCCAGCTGCACCAATATTTTCCGTGTGTGCCGCCGACCTGGGCGTGACTACTCTGCTCGGTAGTGAGCCGACAAGACTCTATCCGTTCGGTGAGGCGCCGGAAGGCGTGGCGAAGCCGTATGCAGTCTGGCAGGTCATCACAGGCAGCCCAGAAAACTACCTCGCAGGCCGTCCAGATGTCGATGGGTTCACGTTGCAGGTTGATGTCTATGCCACCACAGGCGCGCAGGCAAGGGCGGTGACCGACGCAATCAGTCACGCCATTGAGCTTAAAGCGTACGTGGTCCGCTGGGGCGGAGAGAGCATAGACACTGAAACGAAGTTGTACCGGTCGAGCTTCGATATCGACTGGCTTGTACTCAGATAGCACAACCCTTTTAACAGCCCGCCATGTGCGGGTTTTTTTATGCCCGACATTTGGAGAACACAATGGCGATTTTGACTCAAGGCACCCAGATGTATGCGTTGGTGCCGACAACCGCAGACCCTACAAAGCTCGAGGTTATCGAGGTTGAATGTCTTACCGCCTTCAACCCCGGCGGCAATCCAGCAGATCAGATTGAAATTACATGTCTGAGTGACAAGGTAAGGCGGTACCTGCGCGGCTTGCGCACGCCTGGGCAGGCTTCGTTCTCAGTAGACGCGGATCCGAAAAACGCCTCGCACATCCGGCTTTATCAGCTTTCTGAGGATGACTCGGTTGAAAATACGTCGTGGGTCGTTGGCTGGGCTGACGGCTTCAATATCAAGCCTACGTTAAATGAAGATGGCGATGATTTCGAGCTACCGCCGACACGTTCGTGGTTTGTGTACGACGGTTATGTCTCTGACTTCCCATTCGACTTCGCAGGTAACACTGTAGTGAAGACGGCTGGCACCATTCAGCGTTCCGGCGGTTCCGCCTGGATTCGCAAGTCGGCTAACGCATAAGGCATAGCGATGAAATTAAGTCTTGAAAGCTTGCGCGGCGTCGGTGCGTTTACCGGCCGCCCCGTTGAGAAAGAAATCAGATGGCAGCAGGGCGAAATAGAAATCGTCGCCACGGTCTACGTCAGGCCGCTTGGGTTTCAAACGGCGATCAACGATGCGCTATCCGCCGCTGGCAAGGTGCAGGTTCACGCGGGCCGAATTGCCGCAAGTATCTGCGACGAAGATGGGAAGCCCGTCTTCACGGTTGAAGATATCACCGGCGAAGCTGATCCAACGCGTGGCTCGCTCGACCCCAGCCTGACTTTCGCGTTGCTGACAGTCATCGGTCAGGTCAACAACATGGGAAAGACGACGCCCTCTCCGACGACGAAGAGTTCTGGCACGAGCTCGTCCTCGCCGGCATCGGCGGGCGCACGATCGCGGAAGCCAAGGAAACCCTCAGCCTGAACGAGTTCAGGTCATGGCTGAAGTATCGGGCGCTACGTGGCTCTCTGAACATCGGCATGCGCGTAGAACGTGGATCGGCGTTGCTCGCCATGATGTACGCCAACGTGAACTACAAGGATGGTCCGTACAAGATTTTCGACTTCATGCAGCATGAGGTCGAGCCGCCCATCAGTCTCGAGCAGGCTATGGAAAGCTGGGCATAGGCTTTGTCGGAATGTTTCCTGCTGATACCCTGTTCCTCACTGACCAAGAGGGATCACGTATGCGCAGGACAGCGATATTGCTTATTTCAGCTTTGGCTTTATTAGGTTGCGGGCAGCCCAAGCTTGATGGAAGCTCGGATGAAGCTCTCCAAAAGTCAATTACTAAAGTTTCAGACAGTCTGTCTGGAGAAAAAAAGGAGCAATTTAAAAGCGATGTGCAATTAGTTGCCTTAAGTCAGCTTGACCTCGGGCGCGTGCTTAAAGGCGAAACCAATGCTACGACAGCAAGAATGAATATGCTGTCCGTATTGGACGGGAAAACTGCTGATGAGGTAGCTGCGGAAGCAAGGCGTATAATTGAGGAACGAGAGGCTAGGGAGCGCACGCAGGCGATTGCAGAAATAAATGATCTGACAGAAAAAAGTAAAAAGTCGGAAGCTGCGAAATCGCAGATTGCAAAGTTTGCAGTTGTGAAATCTCGTTTTTACCTGCAAGAAGAAAAGTATTCGTATACGCCGAAACCTTACATAGAACTCACAGTTAGAAATGACACTGACAAGGCCGTTTCGCGTGCTTATTTCAAGGGTACGATTGCTTCTCCGGGCAGGTCGGTCCCATGGTACGTAGATGATTTTAACTACGAGATTAGCGGCGGCCTGGAGCCGGGCGAAACCGCTGATTGGAGACTTGCTCCCAACATGTTCAGCGACTGGGCCAAGGTGAGAGCGACTGATGATGCTGTGTTTACAGTTGAAGTCACCCGACTTGACGGCGCAGATAAAAAAGCTATGTACGATGCCACAGGGTTGACTGAGCGCGAACAGAAAAGACTGCAAGAACTTAAAACCAAATATGCTGGGGGCTGACTCCATCATCTAAGAAACCCGCTCCGGCGGGTTTTTTTTCGTCTGGAGATAACTGAATGAGCAAGTCGCTGGGCACGCTAACACTGGATTTGGTGGCTAGGATTGGATCGTTCACCGGGCCACTGGACCGGGCGAGCCAAGAGGCAAAGAAGCGCAACGCAGAAATCGCCAAGTCCTTTGAAAGCCTAGCCAAAGGTGTGGGGGTCGCCATTGCTGGAGTCCCTGCAGCTCTGACAGGGCTGGTCGCCTTCACGGCCGGCAGCGCTAAGGAAATTTCCAACCTTGCAGCGCTGGCTGGTCTCGGAACAACCGAGTTCCAGAAGTACGCGGCGGGCGCGAAGACCGTTGGCGTTGAACAGGACAAGCTCGCGGACATCTTCAAGGACACCAACGACAAGCTGGGTGATTTCTTCAATACCGGCGGCGGCGAGCTGAAAGACTTCTTTGAGGTCATCGCGCCGAAAGTAGGTGTGACGGCGGAAAGCTTCAAAAAATTAAACAGTGCAGAAGCACTTCAGTTGTATGTTTCTAGCCTAGAGAAGGCTAATGTATCTCAGGCCGAAATGACCTTCTACATGGAAGGGATCGCTGACGAAGCCAGCGCGCTTGTTCCATTGTTGCGCAACGGGGGCAAGGAGTTTAAACAACTCGGCGACGCTGCCGAGTCAGCGGGCGCTATTCTCAGCATTCAAACCATCGCCGTCTCGAAACAGTTTTCGGGTGAGCTCGTAGAACTTGTTCAGAACCTACAGGGCGCGAAAAACAAGATCGCCGAAGACTTTATGCCTGTGGTTCAGCAACTGACCAAAGATCTTAATGACACCGTAAAAGCGGGAGGCGGTGTCACGAAGGTAGTAGGGGAAATTGGCGAAACGCTTGTTACCGCTACTGCATTCATTGTTAATGCTGGTGATGGCGTTGTTCGAGTTTTTAAAATCGTATCTGATACCTTGGTTGGAATGTTCTCTACCGCTGTAGGGTACATTCAAACGCTGGACTCATCCGGACAGGCAGCTCTATCCCAGCTCAGCTTTGGTGATGCTTCCAAAGAATTCGCTGCAAATGCAAAGGCGATGGAAGAGGCAGCCAAGATCAGTTTCGGGGTCGCTGCACAAGCTGCAGCAGGGCTTAAGGCGTCTGTAGAAGCTCCGATGGCGGGAGATACGATCCAGAAATACGTTGCCGATGCGCGCGCCGCCGCCACCGAGTATCAGCGCTTGTTCGGCGGTACCGGCTTCAGCGATCAAAGTGGAAAGGGAAGTGGCGTCGATCCAAAAGCGCTGGAAGCGGCCAAGCAGGCTGCAAAGGACGCGGAGTCAGCAGCTAAAAAGTTGAGCGATACCGTAAAGGGGTCAGAGACCGACCTGCAACGCCAAATCGCGCTGATCAACACCAGCACCGATGCCCAGAAAAACGCGACCGAAGTGGACAAAATCCGCTTTGAGGTCGCGTCGGGCAAGCTGGTCGGGATCAACGCTGTTCAGCAAAAGCGCCTGGAGGGTTTGGCGTCAGAGCTGGATGCTCTACAGAAACTCAAGATTGCAAACGAGGAAGAGGCCAAGGCCGTCAGCTTTCTCGCAACCCTCAAGGATGAAAACGCTTCCGTCGGTGCAGGCTTCGACATGGAGCTTGCTGGCGCCGGGATGGGGGACAAGGCGCGGGACCGCCTGAAACAGGACATGGCCATTCAGGAGGATTACACCCGCAAGGCTGCAGACCTCCAGGCTCAACGTAACTCCGGTGATATCAGCGCTGAACTGTATGCCAAAGAGACCGGCATGCTCTCCGAGGCGCTGGCCGAGCGCATGCTCAAGCAGCAGGACTATTACAATCAGGTCGATGAAGCCCAGTCCAGATGGATGGATGGCGTAAGTGATGCCTGGCAGAACTACGTAGACGCCGCTGAAAATTACTCGGCTATCGCAGCCGATTTCGTCTCTGGCAGCCTGGATGATTTGAACGGTGGTCTGGGCAACGTGTTCTCCGATGTGGTTACCGGCGCAAAGGATGCCGGTGATGCAATCGCGGACTTTGCCAGCAACATGGGCAAGTCAGTGATTAACGCGCTCTCCGACATGGCCGCTCAGTGGTTGATCTATCAGGGCATTCAGTTGCTTGTAGGGAAAAGCGGCCAGTCAGCTGCGGCGACCGGACTGATCGCCAACGCGCAGGCTGCGTCGGCTCAGGCTGCGCTCAACGCTTATGCGTCGACCGCCGGTATTCCCCTAATCGGTCCTGCTGCGGCTCCTGCCGCTGCACTGGCTGCAGCAGCTGCAACAGCACCAATGGTCGCTTCTGTTTCCGCTTCCGCGCTGATGGGTATGGCGCACAACGGTATAGACAACATCCCGAAGGAAGGCACCTGGCTGCTCGATCGTGGTGAGCGCGTGCTCAACCCGAACCAAAACCGCGATCTGACCAATTACCTGGCTGACAAGTCTGGGACTGGCGGGGGCGGCGGCACCCCGATCACCATCAACGCACCCGTTACCGTACAGGCCCAGCCGGGCGTCAGCGATGAGGATGCAAAGCGGCAGGGTAAAGCTGCTGGCGAGGCGTTGGCTCAAGAGGTGCGCAGCGTTCTGCAGCGTGAAATGGGGCAGGGCGGGTTACTTTGGAGGCGCGTCGCGTAATGGCTGAGAAATTCGATTTTGACGTGCAGGTCGGCGCTTCCGGTGATGTGAAGCAACGCACCTGGTCGAACGACTTCGGCGACGGTTACACCCAGGCAGGCGGCGTCGGTATCAACACTAAGTCGCAGGCATGGGACGTGACCGTGATCGGGCGTTACGGCGTTGGCCAGAAGCTCCAGCAGGTACAGGACTTTCTGGACCGGCATGAGGGCTTCAAGTCATTCCTCTGGACGCCGCCTGGTAGCGGGCAGGGCCGGTACATCGCCAACGGCTACAAGCTGGCGACCCTCGGCAACGGTCTGCACTCGCTGTCCACGAACTTCAAGCAAACATTCAAACCATGAAACAACATGACGCGGCAGAGCCGTAGGAGAAACACATGATTGGGTCAACTGTAACTGATGAAAAAGATTCGACTGTAAAAATGGCGTTCATCGTAGACGCTAGTCGATTCTCGGGTATTGAAGGCGATTTACCGGCTGCTCGTTCTATCAAGCGCTACGAGAACGCCGATCATTTAGAGCATCGGCTTTCTCGCCTGGAGTCTGCGGTAGGGCTTAGCGCTATTTGTGACCGTTAAAAAAATCAGCGATAGCATTTTGGTCGGGCTTTACTGCGCCTGCGGTTGGATATTCCTTGGCAACTAGTAAGGCATAAGCCTGCGCAGCTTCCACGCCAGCTGTTCCTTGAGCGGCTTTAAGCTGGCTCGTTAAGCCCGATACTATGCAGTTAAGCGTGATCAATGACGAACCTGCATAAGCTATAGCTTCTTCCACTTTGCTACTCATATAGACCTCCTAGGTCATCTTTCCTTGGTTATGGGCTTGCAGGCAACGGACCGAGGCGGTTCGTTGGAGGCGCAAAGCTACTACGTGACTTGGTGGTTGCGTTACTGGCCTTTTGTCCACGCTGTACAACCGATCAGCTGCCATCCAATCCCTGACCCCGCCGAGTGCGGGGTTTTTCGTAGGTAACCACCATGATTTACAGCGCGGACATCCAGAAACTGGAGCCCGGCAACCAGATTCGTCTGTACGAACTGGATGCCACGCGGCTTGGGGCAACGCTCTGGCGCTTCCACGGGCACGAGCATGAGGGAGACATTATCTGGCAGGGCCAGCTGTATTCCCCGATCCAGATCGAGGCCAACGGCTTCGACATTCGCGGCGATGGCCGGCCAGCTACGCCAAAGCTCACCTTGGCCAACGAGCTGTCGGGCATTCGCGGTGCCGTCTCAGCGCTATGCCTTCAGTACCGCGATCTTGCCGGTGCGAGCTTCAAGGTGATCGAGACGTTCAAACACTTCCTTGATGCCGCGAACTTCGATGGCGGCAACCCGGACGCCGCCGATCAGAGTCGCGTCAGTCTTTGGAAAATCGAGCAGAAGACCGAAGAGAACTTTTCGTCGGTCGGTTTCGAGCTTTCCAGCCCGATCGACATGGAAGGCCAGCAGTTGCCGTCCCAGCAGATCACCAAGCTGTGCCGCTGGGCCATGCGCGGCCAATACCGACAGGAGGCGTGTGCGTACACCGGCACCGCGTATTTCGACAAGAAGAACGAGCCAACCGACAACCCGGCGCTGGACCGCTGCGGCGGCTGGTGGAGCAGCTGCAAGTTGCGCGGCAATACCCGCCGGTTCGGCGGCTCAATGGGCGCAAGCCTGATCGCCAAGGGGTAACCATGCGAATCAATCAAAAGGTTCAGGACGCCATGCGGGCGCACGCCGAGCAATCTCACCCGGCCGAGGCCTGCGGGCTGCTGATTAAGACCGCCGCCGGCCGCGAATACGTGCCGTGCGGCAATGTGGCCACCAACCCGCTGCAGCACTTCCTGATCGACAAGCACGACGCAGCGGCGGCAGAAGACCGGGGCGAGGTGCTGGCCATCGTGCACAGCCACCCGGACCGCGCCGCCACGCCGAGCATGACTGACCTGGTCAGCTGCGAGCTGCACGAACTGCCCTGGGCGATTGTGGGTTGGCCCGGCGGTGACATTCAGTGGTTCAAGCCGACCGGGTTCCAGGCTCCGCTGCTGGGCCGGGACTTCTCGCATGGCCTGCTCGATTGCTGGTCGGCCTGCCGCGACTGGTACGCCCGCGAGGCGTCGCTGCCTCTGCCGAACTTCGAGCGAAAGGAACTGTGGTGGGAAGATCCGGACAGCCCAAGCCATTACGAAGAGAACTACGAGGCCTGCGGGTTCGTCCGGGTCGAGCAGCCTCAACGCGGCGACCTGCTGGTGTTCCAGATCCCGACCGTGGGCAGGCCCTGCCATTTCCCGAACCACGCCGCGATCTACCTCGGGGCCGATGCCAGCCTGCACAGCGAAGACGCTCCGGCGCTCGGTGGCGCTGGCCCATTCATCTACCACCACATGCCCGGTCGCCTGGCTGCCCGTGAGGTCTACGGCTGGTCGATGGCCAACCGCGTGAAACTGATCTTGCGCCATAAGGAATACACCCCATGACCATGCGCACCATCAAGTTGTACGGCGTGCTGCGCAAGCATTTCGGCCGTGAGTACCGCATCGACGTGCACAGCGTGCGCGACGCCGTGAATGCCCTGTGTGCGATGAAGCCAGGCTTCGAGAAGTTCCTGCGTACCGGCGAAGAGCGTGGCCTGGTGTTCAGCGTGTTCTGCGGCAAGCGCAACGCCGGCGAGGGCGAGTTCGACATGCAGGGCAGCGATAACACCGATATCCGCATCGTGCCGCTGATTCAGGGTAGCAAGCAGGCCGGTCTGTTCCAGGTGGTGCTGGGCGTGGCGCTCGTCGTGGGCGGCCTGTTCTCTGGCGGTACGACTACAGCGCTGGGCATGGGTCTGCTTGGCGCGGGTGCGGCGGTCGGCCTCGGTGGTGTGGTGCAGATGCTTTCTCCCACAACGACTGCCAGCGTCGGCAACAACAACGATGACGGCAACAACCCCAGCTACGGTTTCGGCGGCGCAGTGACCACTGTTGCCCAGGGCAACCCATACCCCGTGCTCTACGGCGAACGAGAGATCGGCGGGGCCGTCGAGTCAGGCGGCATCTACACACAAGATCAGATTTGATCATCAGGTAACACCAGACCCGCTTCGGCGGGTTTTCTTTTTTCTGGGGGCGGTATGGGAAGTGCGGTAGCAGCGCGAAGCATTCGCGGGAGCAAGGGCGGCGAGGCAACACAGAAGCAGCCGACGATTGCGCTAAACAGCACAGCTTCGATTGCTACCGCGCGCATCGTCTACCTGTGGAGCTGGGGGCCGATCGTTGGGCCGGTGAACGGTCGTCGGTCTATCAAGCTTGACGGCACACCTTTGGAGGCCGAGGACGGCACAGATAATTTTCCGGGCGTGAAGTGGCAGTTCCGCAATGGCGAACTGAATCAGCAGCGCCTCGAGGGCATTGCCGAGTCGAGCAATGAAGTTGACGTAAACCAGCAACTGCTCAGCACCACGCCCTACCTGCGCACCGTCACCAATCCCGTCCTGGACGCGCTGCGCGTGCGGTTCAGCTGGCCGCAGCTCCAGTCTCAGGACCAGAGCAACAATATCGATGGCGTGCGCATCGATTACGCCATTGACCTGGCCACTGACGGCGGTCCGTTTGTTCAGATGCTGTCGGACTACGTAGACCGCAAGAACATCACCAAGTACGAGCGCAGTCACCGCATCAACTTGCCTGCGGGCAGTCGCTGGACCATGCGCGTGCGCCGCATCACGCCGGAAGCGAATAGCTCGCTGGTTCAGGACGGCATGTATATCGAGGCGGTGGCCGAGGTCGTGGATAGCGATCAGGAGTTTCCGCTCACCGCCGTGGGCTGTGTCGAATATGACGCCCAGCAGTTCGGCGGCGATATCGCCAAGATTGCCGTCCTGATGCGCGGGCGCATCGTGCGCGTGCCATCCAACTACGACCCGGAGACGCGGACCTATGCCACCTCTGGCGTAGGCACCAGCAACGGGATTTGGGACGGTACGTTCAAAGAGGCTTACACCAACAACCCAGCTTGGGTGTGCTACGACCTGGCGCTGCACCCGTATTACGGCCTTGGGCACCGGATCGATGCCACGATGGTGGACCGCTGGAACCTGTACCGCATCGCGCAGTATTGCGACCAGATGGTGCCTAACGGCGTGGGCGGTGTGCATCCGCGCTTGACCTGCAACATCTACCTGCAAAAGCAGGCGGATGCCTACGCCGTATTGCAGGACCTTTCGGCCATTTTCCACGGCATGAGCACCTGGGACGGAAGCCAGATCACGTTCACCGCTGATATGCCTGGCGACCCGGTCTACACCTACAACCCTTCGCAGATCCTGAACAACGGCGAGATCCAGTATTCGGGCACCCGGGCGCGCGACCGCCACAACCTGGCAATGGTGACGTGGGACAACCCGGACCAGAGTTTTGCGACGGACAAAGAGCCTGTCTTTGATGACGTGGCGATGGCTGAATCTGGATCAGTCAATGAACTGTCGGTGGACGCCTACGGCTGCACGTCACTCGGGCAGGCGCAGCGCGCTGGCCAGTACGCGCTGATCACCGAGCAGACGCAGACAAGGCCCGCGACCTTCCGTGTGGGCCTGGACGGCGGCATTCCTAAGACCGGGCAGATCATCGCCGTGGCCGACCCGATGCTGGCCGGCCGCGCGAATGGCGGGCGTATCAGCTCGGTGGCGGGGCGGGTGATTACCGTTGACCGTGACATCGATCTTTCGACCGGTGCCAAGCTGCGCGTGAACCTGCCCAGCGGCAAGACCGAGGCGCGGGTGATCAGCTCGCTGGATGGGCGTCGCGTCACCCTCGCGGCCAGCTTTAGCGAGGTGCCGGAAGCCGAATGCGGCTGGATTCTCGAATACGACGACCTGAAAACCATGCAGTTTCTGGTGCGCAACATCACGCGCCCGGAATGGCACCAGTACCAGCTCGAGTGCATCCAGCACGAGCCGAGCAAGTTTGACGCCATCGACTTCGGTGCCGTGGTTGATATCCGGCCCATCAGCGGCATACCGGTGGGCGTGCAGGCTGCGCCGGGCGCGGTGTTCGTGACCCAGCACGTCGTGATTGAGCAGGGTATCGCCGTCACCAACATGACCATCAGTTGGGATGCTGCGCCAGGCGCGGTTTCGTATGACGTGGAATGGCGCTGGGGCTCGCGTGAGTGGGTCAAGATGCCACGCACGGGCGAGCAGTCGGTTGATGTGCCCGGAATCTACTCCGGCCAGTACATGGCCAGGGTGCGCGCTGTCAGCGCCCTGAACGTCTCGTCTCTGCCTGTCACGTCGCTGCTGACGAACCTGCAGGGCAAGACCAGCTTGCCACCGGCAGTCACCTCGCTGACTGCCGCTTCTCTGATCTTCGGCATCAAGTTGAAATGGACCTTCCCACCAGGCGCAGAGGACACGCAGCGCACGGAAATCTGGTACGGGCCAACGACGGACCTGGCCAAGGCCACGAAGCTCAGCGACCTGGCCTACCCGCAGTCGGAACACGTCATGCAGGGGCTGCTGGCGGGTGTGACGTTCTTCTTCTGGGCGCGGCTCGTGGATCGGACCGGCAACGTGGGGCCGTGGTATCCGACCGGCGCTGGCGTCATGGGGCAGAGCGGCAGTGATGCAACCCCTGTTCTTGGTCTTTTGACGGGCAAGCTTACGGAAAGCCAGTTTGGCGAGCATCTGCTGGGTCGCATCGATTTAATTGATGGTGATGGTCCGGGTTCAGTCAACGAGCGACTTGACGAGCTCAAGACCGAGATCGGCGAAATCACCGACGCTCTGGTGTATGTGCCGACCGACGCCTACGTGCGCGACAACACCGTGCGCGTCGGCGACAACCTCTGGACGGCCATCGTGAGCGTCCCGGCGAATGCCAGCGGCGCGAACGGCCCGCCGAACCCGGCTTACTGGGTCAACAGTGGGCAGTCGATCCGCACTGCAAATGCTCTGGCCGCTCAGGTAACGAAGAACACCGCTGACATCACCACCGTCGACGGCAAGACCACTGCGACGGCCACACAAATGCAGGCCGTGCAGGCACAGTATCGGGCCGATAGCGGTGAGGGCGATCTGCTCGATGCGCTAAGAGGATGGGATAGCGCGGCCAGCGCAGCACAGGAAGTGAAGGTCAGGGCGGAAGAGAACTTCGCACAGGCCGAGCGAACGACGTCGCTTCAGGCGCGTGTCGGCACCACCGAAGCGCGGATCACCACCGTCGAGACGACGACTGCCACGGACCGTGAGGCAACTGCCCAGCGGATTACGGCAATCGATTCTCGCGTAGGTACGAGCGAATCGAAGATCACGACGATTGAGTCGACCGCAAACACGGACCGGCAGGCCACGGCTCAGCAGCTTTCAACGCTGACTACGGCAGTTGGAACAAACCAGACCGCCATTCAGACCGAAGCAACTGCCAGGTCTGACGGCGATACGGCATTGGGCAGGCGTGTTGACACGGTCCAGGCAGCCGCCAACGACGCCGGCGTTAAGGTCCAGCAGACATCCAGTGCGTTAGCTACCACCAACAACAAGCTGGCTGGAATCTGGTCGGTGAGGATGGAGCTCACACAGAACAACATCCCATATGCGGCTGGCTTTGGGCTTGGACTTGAGAGCGGGGCGGCTGGCACAACCTCGCAGTTCGTGGTGAGGGCCGACACGTTCTTGGTGATGAACACCAGTTCTCAATCGCCGCAGTCGTTTTTCGGTATCACTGGCGGGCAGACATTCATTCAGTCGGCGTTTATTCAGGACGGCACGATCACCAACGCCAAGATTGGGAGCTACATCAGTTCGACCAATTACCTGGCCGGGCAGAGCGGCTGGATTCTCAACAAAAACGGCACGCTCGAAATCAACGGAATGGTCGCAGGCGGTGGCCGATTGGTGATTACAAACCGATCAGTCCGCGTCTACGACGCCAACAACGTCAAGCGCGTGCAACTCGGAGATCTCAGTGAATGAGCAACGGAATGATGGTATGGGGCGCAGACAGCGCGCTCCAGTTGGATGAAACGTCATTTACGATTCGGGTTGTACTGTCGACACTCGTCACGTTCTCCGGCACGGCAAAGACCAGTCAGGACTTCGCTGTACCGGGAGTGGGGCCGGGTAACGGTGTGGCAATAGTCATACCGTCTGGCACTTACGACAACAATCAAAGGCAGCACGAAACGGAGCTGGTTGACGGGATTGCTCGAGTCTACAACCACACCAGAACTTATGGATCAAGCACGGTTTCCTCAGGGACTATGCGGCTGATCGTTATGAGGTTTTCATAATGGCGGATACATACGGCCTGGAGTTTTCCAACAACAGCAATGTGGTCGTTCTCGATTCGCAATATGCGCGCCTGATGGTGATTGCTTCGGGGCGCTATCAGCCCACCGAGGAAAGCGGGCTTGGCTCGACCACTTATTTTCCTAGGCCAGTTACCTCGCAAGAGCCGCCTTTGGTTTTCGTGCGACCTGACACCGTTAATGCGATTGCAGGTCTATGTCTCATGCGCCTGGTTGGATCGGCTGGAAATTGGACTGGCTTCTATGTTCGGGCCTATGACGTGAACACTGCGCAACCAAACGGCCGGTACTTCGTTGCACAGTTCGCGGCCCAGCCCGTTGCCGACTTCGGGATGCGGCTCTGGGATGGCGCTACAAATCTGCTGTTTGATTCGGGAACCGCAAGCGCGAATTTTACCAGATCGTTTCAGAGTTGGACGTACGAGAAGTTTGACTACACTGCGCAAAATCTTGTCCGCTGTTACTACTCGGTCGCTTTCAAATTTCCAGCAAACGAGTACTTGCTTATCAACTCGTTTGGCATGGGGATGAACTCTGGTAGCGCCATATCAAGGGCTCTCTACTGCTGGTGGGATTTCCCGAACAGCAAGCTTTATGCAATCACTATTGCGGCCTCCAACCCAACAGCATTCTTTCTGCCGGCAGTCTTCGCAAAGATGAATGTCTAAGAAACCCATTTAGAGAGTAAGAAATATGCCTTGGTATAAAACCGGGACGGTTTCCGTTACCCAAAATTCAAACGCCGTTATTGGCAGTGGTACGGCATTCATTGCAAACAGCCGTGTCGGCGATGGCTTTCGTGGCCCGGATGGCGGCTGGTACGAGGTGACGAACATCGCCAGTGATACGGCCATGTCGATATCGCCAAACTATCAGGGTGCTACCAACGGCGCTGGCGGGTATGCGCTGGCTCCGCTGCAGGGCTACGTCAAGGAATCTGCCGACCGGCTGCGCGCTTTGGTTTTGCAGTACGGCGAAAAGCTGGCCGCGCTGGGCACGACCGGGAACTACGACATTTTGCCGATTGCCAAAGGCGGGACCGGCGCTACTGATGGCGTTTCAGCGCTTACAAATCTTGGCATGAAAGCTGGCGCATACGACGCCCTGATCAAAAGCGTCGGCTTTCGAGGTGCGCCGGTCGGCTATAACGTGCAAGGCCTTTACATGGGCTGGAACGGTAACGGCGACGGCGGGGCGAACTACATCTGCAACCGTGGCGGTGGCCTTGGCGGGCATGCATGGTGGTCCGTAAACTCGGACAACACGGCTGCTGGCCCTGTAATGACTTACTCCTATAGCGGCGTCCTAACGGTGAGCCAGGTGTCGACGACTCTCGTTTCCACCAACCAGATCAACGGATTGACCACGCCTATTGCTCTCGCTCAGGGCGGAACTGGCGGGAAAGATCAAGCTTCCGCGCGCATTGCGCTGGGCCTTGGAGTGGGTCAGACCCCCGTTTTTGCTGGCCTGGATATCGCCGGAAGAATTTCATCTTACGGAAATTGGTGTCGTACTGGGTTCAGCGGTAGTAAAGGCGGAACAGTCTATAACTTCAACTGGACCGGTAATAACGTCGATGTTTATATCGACAACACATATGTTGGCACGATGACACTATTCACGTCTGACTACCGCATCAAGAAGTTCATCAAGGAATTAAAGGTCCCGTCCTATTTGGACAGGATTGACGCATATCGCCTTGTAACCTATGAGCGCAAAATATTTGGCGATGTGTTCCGAGGCGACGGCAGGGTCTACCAAGGCCTGATCGCGCATGAGGCCCAAGAGGTCAACCCGCTTGCCGTCACCGGAGAGAAGGACGGCGTCGATGAAAACGGCAACGCACGTATCCAGCAGCTCGACCCGATGGCACTGATAACCGATCTGATGGGGGCCGTCAAAGAGCTGCGCGCCGAAGTGGCCGCGCTCAAGGCGTCGATTCAGCCAGCACCAGAACCTGTCACCGCGTAACACCTGCACAGCAACACTCGCACCCCGCCATCGAGCGGGTATTTTTTTGCCTGGAGAAACCCAAATGCCGATCACCGCGCAGCAGCTGCTGCAGATACTCCCGAGCGCCGGCCAGAAAGCCGGCGTTTTTGCACCCGTCTTGAACACAGCAATGAGCAAGTACCAGATCGTCACGAGGCTGCGTATCGCGGCGTTCATTGCCCAGGTGGGCCACGAGTCGGGACAGTTGCGTTACGTCCGCGAGCTGGGCGGCAGCGCCTACCTGTCGAAGTACGACACCGGCAAGCTGGCTGAACGTCTGGGTAACACGCCCGAGGCCGACGGTGACGGCCAGCTTTACCGTGGGCGGGGCCTGATCCAGGTGACAGGCCGGTCGAACTACGAGGCGTGCGGCGAAGCGCTGGGCCTGGACCTGATCAACCATCCCGAATTGCTCGAGCTGCCGCAGCACGCCGCGATGTCGGCGGCGTGGTTCTGGCACCGGGCAGCGTTGAATACGTTGGCCGACAAGGGCGACTTCCTGACCATCACCAAGCGCATCAACGGCGGCACGAACGGTCTGGCTGATCGGCAGGCGCTGTACGCCCGAGCGCTTGAGGCAGTTTGTTAGGGCACTCTGGATCTTCGATAAAGCCTCGTCCAGCGCAGTGTGTGCAATCGTCGCGCACTGCGAATCCATCCAGGCAATGGAGGCATCTGGTAAATATCGAGTAGCTGTGACGCTCCCACAGCGCTACGTAGGCTTTGAAGTCGCCTTGGTCGAGAGCTACTGCCGAGGCATCTATCAGCGCTCGGTATTGATCTTCATCGGTCAGGCGCTGGCAGTCCACGCCGTTGATCTGCCTGGATTGCTCCACCAGCGTTAAGGTCTGGCCGGTTTCGGTGTAGATGTACCGCCCCTCAAGCGTTCCGTACTTCTTGTGGTCCCTCATGATGAGTTCGTTTTCAGCATTCAGGAATGCGAAGTGAGCGGCATGGTACGGCGACTGATCAGAGTCATGCAGAACGTAGCGTGAGTTAAGCAGGCTCCCGACTATGGTGCCACCCTTGTTGAAGGCCAGATACTCCGATGCCTGATGCCGCCATTCGTGGTTGCCTTCTTCTGTGAAGTGGCAGAACGCGGCGCTGGCCAGCTCAAAAAGTTCGAAGCGCTCCAGTGGGTCAATTGCTCCAGCTGCCTGCATGTCCTCGGCCATGCGCGCCAGAAACCTGTAGGTGAATGCAGGGTTCGTCCATTGCCTCCTGTCGTTGAGCCTTTTGTGCCATTCGGCCAAGGCTTCTGAGCTATTGCTCTGATTCAT